ATGCTTACGGACACCCTGGTGCGCGCGCTGAAGCCGCGGCACAAGGTCTACAGGAAGGCGGACGCCGGCGGCCTCTGCATCGAAGTGCGCCCGACCGGCGCGAAGAAGTGGCGCTTTCGGTACCGCTTCGCGGGACGCGCCAATATGCTCGATCTTGGCGACTACCCGCGCGTGTCCCTGCAGGACGCCAGGCGGGAGCGCGACCGCCAGAAGCACCTTCTCGCGCGCGGGGAAGACCCCAGCCAGGCTAGGCGCAAAGAGCAGCTTCTGGTGAACGTCGCCAAGGACGACACGTTCGAGGCGATCGCCAACGAGTGGTTGGGGCAGCAGGACTTCGAGCCGTCGACCGCCAGCAAGGCGCGCATGCTGTTCGACCAGCACATCTTCCCCTGGATCGGCCGCCGGCCCGTGCGCGGCATCTCCCCGACCGAGTGCCTGGCCCTGATCAGGCGCGCCGAGCATGCCGGCAAGTACGACATCGCCAAGCGGATCCGGCAGCGAATCGGCCAGGTGTGCCGATACGCCATCACCACGGGCCGGGCGAACGTGAACCCCGCCGAGAGCCTCAAGGGGGCGATGAAGATCGTGAAGGCGGTCCACCACGCCGCCTTGACCGACCGGAAGGAGGTGGGGGCTCTCTTGCGCGCTATTCAGGCCTACCAGGGCCATTTCGTCACCAGGATGGCCATGCAGGTGGCGCCTTACGTGTTCGTCCGCCCGGGCGAGCTCAGGCATATGGAATGGACCGAGCTGGACCTGGATGGCGCGGAGTGGCGGCTTCCGGCGGGCAAGATGAAGATGCGCGTGCCGCACATCGTGCCGCTGGCCAGGCAGGTCGTTGCCCTGCTGAAAGAGATCCAATCGCTGACCGGGCGCGGCCGCTACGTGTTCCCCTCGATGAGGTCGGGAAGCCGCCCGATGTCCGATAACACCATCAATGCGTCGCTGCGGCGCATGGGCTACACCAAGGACGAAGCGACCGCCCATGGCTTCCGCAGCACGGCCAGCACCATCCTGAACGAGATGGGCTGGAACGGCGACTGGATCGAGCGGCAGCTGGCGCACTGCGAGAAGGACGGTGTCCGCGGCAGCTACAACTATGCCCAGTACCTGCCCGGCCGGCGGGAGATGATGCAGGCCTGGGCAGACCTGCTGGACAGCCTGAGGGACGGCGGGAAGGTGGTGAATCTGAAGGGCCGGCGCGCCTGAGGCGCCGGCTACGCCCCTAGGGGCTGGCCACGCTCAAGAGCGCCCGTACGCGCCGGCCCGCGCTCCTTCTTTTCGCCCGGCTCCAGCTTTACCCGGCCATCGAGCACGGCCTGCATCCACTCGTCGATTTCCGACTCGAGCCAGACCGACGTCGTGCCCAGCTTGGCCTGGGCAGGGAAGGCGTTGCGCGCGATCCGCTTGTAGATCGCGGCACGGCTCAGGCTGGTCTTCTTTTGGACCTCGGGTAGCTTGATGAATCGCTTGTCGCTCATGCGCGTGATTCCTTGGGCGTCGCCGGCCAAGGCAAAGGCCTGGCGGCGCCGCTGACATAGAGGGGATGCTTGGGGCTGCCGTTGCGGTTGGCACCAAGGCAGTGCAGGGGCTTGCCCGACGCATGCAGGATCTCGACCACCCGCGCGGTGCGCTCCGGCGTGGCGAACAGGTCGCCCCAGCCCACGACGATCAGGTCGACCGACCTGGCCAGCTCAGCCAACCACCGGTCGTTATCCGGGCCGACGGGATCATCCATCCCGTCGAGGTCGCCTGGGTTCGGCGAGCGGCCGCCGGCGTAGCGGTTACCCACCCAGAACCCGCCGAATTCCCAGGTGATGGAGAAGTTGCGCATCCGGGTCTTCGTGTTGTCGGCCTTGAGGTGGTCCGCCGTGCTGGGGTTGTGGCACACCCAGCCGACGATAGGGCCCGGCGCCCAGCGCTCGCGGATCAGGTACCGCCATTGGCCGCAGGGCGAGATGACCGAGTCGTTCTGCAGGGAGAAGAGGTCGCTCATGCCTTGCCAGCCTCCAGCGGGAATCCATTGTGTTCGCGGCCGTCCAGCATGCGCCCAGCGGCCTTTTTTCCGAATCGCTGCAGCGGGCGATCCAGTGAGTAGGGGCTGGCCAGGGTCGCCCCATCGGTTCGACCGCGGTCATAGGTCGCCCATTCGCCCCATAGCTTGAACAGGAATGGCACGCCGGCCGCGGCACACTGGTCCCGCAGGGAGCGGTACCAGTCGGGGTGGGCAGGGCGCGCCTGGGGGCCGCTCTCGCCACCCGCGATTACCCAGTCGATTTGGCGCAATGCCTCATATACGTTCACGGCGCCGCGGCGCTCGAGATAGGCGCGATACGACTCGCCGGATGCCTGGTGAGCGTACGGAGTCCATCGGAAGTTGATCGGTCCGAGCATCGGCTCGATAGACAGGAACCGCACCATGGCGGGGACGCGCAGCAGCTTGGGAATGTCGCGGTCGGCCTCGGCCTGGTTCGCCACGGTGGCGCCGAGCCAGACGTTCGGCAGCGGGTTGCGCAGAGCGTTCGAACCCATACCAGACCAGCCGCCGGCTTCGTCGATCATGCGTTCGGCGTTGCCGATCCGCTTCGTCAGCAGTAGCCAGTCAAGGTGCGGCGTCGCACGGATCAGGTCGAACAGCTCGATGCGCCAAGATGCCGGCACCTCGTTGTCGAACACGTCGGCAAGGCTGGCGCAGAACACGCGCCGGCGCGCCGGTCGAAGTGGGCAGGTAGGATGCGCGGCGAATTGATCCCATCCCCCCCGATGCCCGCACCGGCATTCGAAGTAGTTGTCGGCCTTGTTCCAGCGGAGCGGCAGCTTCCAGTTGGCTGCCGAGGTGCGGCGCCGAGGCTGGCCAGCGCCCCATACGATCCCCTGCGCGCGTGCCGGCGTGCTGACCGAGGCGTAGCAGTGGTCGCACGCCGGCGAAACCTTCGTGCAGCCGATCCACGGGTTGAAGGTGGCATCTGCCCATTCGATCTTGGTGCCATCAGCCATGGTGCGCCTCCGGTGGCGCGAGCATCGCGGCATCGATTGCGGCGCGCGGCGTCGCGCCAACTCCGATCACGCGCTCAGAAGGGGTCGCCATGTAATAGGTCACAGCCTCGAAGTAGATCTCTTCGCCACCGGCGTCCTCGCAGGCGCGAACTGTGTTCGCTTCCGCTTCCAGCCAGTCGAGCCGCACGGTGTCGGCGTGCAGGCGCATGATGTGGGCACGCATGATGCGTAGCGCTTCGCCAGCGCGGTGGGGTAGTGGGCAGTCCTGGCTGGCCAGGGCCATGGCTTCGTCAAGCGTCATGCGGAGCGCGCCTCTTGGTAAATCCGGCGGAACTCCACCACCCACACCAATGGATTGGCGTTCCAGCCGCCGGCGCCGTTGATCTGCTCCCACAACAGTCGAAAGCCTGCGATGTGCTCCGCGCCCTTCGTTGCCATATAGCCCGTGGGCGCGACTCCCTCAGCTCGCGCGTCGGCCTCGCTGATGTCCTGCAGGCTCTCCACGCGTACGCCAGTCACTTCCAGGGTAATGCGGCTGGCCCAGCGTGGCATGTGGATGGATGGAACGAAGTTGCCGCGCTTGGCGGCCATGGGCATGCACCAGCCGGGCGACAGAGATTCGATGTGGCTCTCGGGGAAGTAGCGAACGGCGCTGTCCGCCTGGTACTCGACATTGACGTCGGCGCAGTCGCATTCGCCCATGAAGTGGCTGTGGGCAATGCTGGGGCGATGGGTTTCTTTGCCCCACAGGCGATCGCCAGGTCCGCCGAAGGGGCAGGCCGCAAGCAGACGTTCGTGGCTGATCTCATGCCACCGAGCATGGCGGTCGTGGAAGGCCCAGTCATAGCCGCGGGTGTCGCTGGGCTGGAACTCCGATATCTGGCCGAAGCCGAGCAGGCGATTGATGCCGCGGCGGGTGAGCGTCTTGCGGCCGTCGAGGGTCGGGAGGACCATGGGCCCACTGAACAGGATGGGGGATTCAAGCATGGCCAATCCAGTTGTGATTTTTGGGCATTACCAGGCCGGATACACCTGGGGCATCATCGAGAACCACGTGAGTTGGTCCGCGGTGGTGCATAAGGGCGGGGCGCTCGTTGGAACCAGCAACGGACGCCTTTACGACCGGCAGGGTCCGGAGCACATCACCGAAGAAGGCGTCCGTGCGGCTGTCCTCGACACCATCAAGAAGCTCGCGGACGATGACGAAGATGATTTGATCACCGAGTTTCGGAACGACTGACATCAGCCGGGAGGTTTCAGCATGGCTGGTGTGCTCGTGCCGCACGGTCACTATGGTGGCGCGGTACCCGACTGGATGATGGTTGGCGGTATTCTGATCTTTGTGCTGGTCTGGATCAGCAATATCCGCGACGCATGGATTGAAGCGAACGCGACGGCGCGATTTCGAGCCGTGATCGCCAGAGTCCAAGTGCTGGCCACGATGGCGTGGCGCCGGCTGTTCTGAGTACCTCATATGACCTCCTTAGCGGCGATCGGCTCGAGGTCGATGTGATAGACGATCACGGGAAAAGCGCCGCGGTCTCGGGCGGACATGAATTGCTTACCCATGCTGCAGATGCGGCCGGTGGCGTCGACGCAGAGAACCTGCGAAGAAGGAACGCCGGAGCGCATGAACCAGGACTGCGCCTTGTTCACCCACTGCTGGAAGGAATCGAAGCGAAAAAGCTCGCGGCCGAGCGTCACGGTGACGTGCCGCAACGCGGCGTTAGCGGCCGATCCAACCCCCGAGGAATCCTCGGCAGTTGCCAAAGAGGGCGAGTCAACCGTCAAGTAATCCTTGACAGGCGCTTTAATTGAGCCCGGAACCTTGCCGCCGTGCGTGCTCATGCCTTGTACCCCTGCAGATCCTCATAGCTTCGGATCATCTGGACGACGTCACCGGCGACCATCGCGTCTTGCGCGGTTTTGATCGACTCGCGCATCATGGTGGCGGCGAAGATCCCGGTGGGGATCGCGTCGTAGAGCGGGAGAAGTTCTTGCACGCGCTCGATCTCGCGCGGCAGCGCCTCGGCAAGTGATTCGCTCATGGCACTCCGACCTTGTCGCTGGCATCGCCGGGCAGTGGGGTATCGAAGTGCAGCGCGTTCTTGGCCTGCTGCTTGCGCTGGATTTTCCTCATGACCTCGGGCTGCGAGATCCGCGCCAGCTCGGTTTCGCCGGCGGCGTGCATGTTTAGGCCGGCGATCCAGCAGAAACCCGCAAGCGTCACCATCACGCCGCCGACTTCCTGCGCGGGGTCGCCGATGGGGCGACCGAAGACGTAATCGACCAGCGTAGCGACGCGCGAGCGGTCGTAGCCATGCGCCTGCAGCAGCTCAAGCACCTCTTCTAGCAGGCGGTCGCCGCGTTCGGTCATGTCGCTGTACAGCGACGGGATAAAGCACTGGCGCATCCATTCGGATACGCGCCACTGGAACGAGTGCTGCCCGGCGAGCGTCGGGGCGGCTGCGACCATGGCGCGATAGGCTGGCGCCATGGTGGCGATGGCTGCGGCGCATGCATCGAGGGATGCGCCTTCGGCCGGCGCCATCATGCTGTGCAGGACAATCAACGCAGCCTTACGCGCCAGCTCCATGTCTTTCGCTGATGGAACGGGCCATGCTGCGGCAGCCGCCGCGCCGATGATCTCCGGCATAGGTTCGAGCGGTACGACCTTCCATCCAGGTGGTGCGTCCTGCGACATGCCGGTGACGAGGTAATGATCGCGGGTAACCTTGAAGCCGGCCGCGTGCTCATGGCCGCCGCCGCCGTACTGGCTGGCAATCGCGGCCACGTCCATGCCCGCCTTCGAGCTGCGCAGGCTGAACCTCCGGCCGTCCGGCTCGTCGATGTAGACCGCGGCGAACGGCTCGCCTTGGGAGAGCGCTTCGCCGGCGTCGCTGGCGTACTGATAGGGCAGATTGATGGCTGGGACGTCGTGCCCGCCGATGGTCATGCGCTGGGCGTTGGGAAGCAGCTCCGCCAGATCCTTCCGGTGCTTTCGAAGGATCGCCTCGCCATCCTTTGCCAGCATATGCACAGGATCCTGCATCAGCCGATCCCAGAGCATGAAGTCGTAGGGGTGGCTCATCAGTGCCGCCATTAGGGTCTTCGTCAGTGGCATTTCGAACTGCCAGAGATCTTGATCCTGGATGTGCACCAGGAGCGGCGGCGCGCACTGGTCGGGGAAGAAGTGCTTCCAGGCCAGCATGCAGCCGGACTGCTCCATCGAGAACACAGTCAGCACGTTCGCAGGAAGGTCGATCAGCTGCTCCGCCGCGGACTTGTGGTGATCGATGATCACGACCCGGTGGGCCTTTGCGGCCATGGCGAGCAGGACGTCGCGCGGATAGCTGAAGTCCACGATGTAGACGGTGCGGCCAGCGACGTACGGCGCCGGCGCGCCGTAGCGCGCGGGGATGCACTCGGCATCGGGGTTCGCCTGGCGCACGACCCATGCCGCGCCGAAGCCGTCCAGGCAGTTGCCGTGGTAGATGCAGAGGGGTGGAAGGTGGTTACTCATCGGAAGCGTCCTGTTTGTCGGCCTTCTTCAGCCAGCGCTGCCTGCGGGTTTCGGCATGGCCCTGGGCGGCGGAGATGTCGCGCTGAGCGCGTGTGAGGGCGGCGGTGACCTGGGGCTGGCACCGGCCGTCGACGGCATGGTTGATGGCGGTGTCGATCAGGCGGGCGACCTGGGTGAGCGTGTCGCGCGCCCGCGCGCAGCTGGTGGCCCGGGCTCGAAGGGTGTCGGGGGAGTTCTTCACGATTCCACCTCGTGCTCGCGGCAGGCCTCGCTGAAGGCTTGGTTGACTGCCTGGAACTCGGCGGCGGTGCCGCCGCGGTCGGGATGAGCGGCGGAGCGGGCGCGCAGATGCGCGTCGCGGATCTCGGACATCCGCGCGTCGCGGGCGCAGCCGAGCACCTCGCTCCAGTGGATGCGCTGGCCAGCAGCCGGCCCAGGAAGGGCAGCGAAGCCCTCGAAGGCCCGGTTGAGTACCTCGGCGCCGCCGTGGCGCTCGATCGCGCGCATGGCTTCCAGGGTGGCGGCGACGGCGGCGAGGTTGTCGGCCACCCGATCGTATCTGTCGACCGCCATACATTTGGGTGGCACGGAGAGGTCGAAGCGATCGGTCCAGTAAACCGCCACGCCCGGATCATCCGGCTCGCGCTGGCCACTGCGCGGCAGGCCATCGAGGCGGAGCGCGAGGTTGGTGCTGATGACCAGGTCGTCGTCCGCAATTCCCATACGAACCAGCTCGGCACGGACGCGCCCGGTCGCTTCGGCGATCGTCACCTGGGCCTTGCCGCGGTAGCTGTTGGTGCTGCCATCGCCCATGCGGTATTGCGTGACGGTCTGGCGATTGAACCGGGCGCGGCTGCGATCCGCCGCCGGCGTACGCTTCCAGCCCACCGGCCAGGACAAGGGATAGGCCGGGATGGTCATGCGTGCACCCCGCGCAATTCCGGTGCTAGGCTGCCAGCCGAGCTGTACCACAGAGGGGTAATCACATGGCAGTGAAGAAAGCGGCCAAGGCCGCAAAGGCAGCTTCGAAGAAGGCCGGGACCAAGAAGGCAACAGCCAAGAGGGCGGTGAAGCCGCGTCGGCAGACCGTGCTGCATGACGACGGATCCATCCAGAATGCCGTCAACGTGATTGAGCGGGTTTTCAAACTTCCGAAGGGAAGCGTCCGGCTCATCTATCCCAGCGGAGTGAAGGCGCACATCGACAGCACCGTGGGCAATCTGAGGAAGCGTTGGGCGAAGCACGGCTGACCTGCAATCAGCTTTCGGATCCGGACAGCAGCAGGCGGCATCCAAGGTGTTCATGCCGCCTGCTCCTGGTCGGGAAGGGTGTCGAAGAGGGACGGCATCGCGAGCTCGCGCTCGGCCGCCTGCAGGTGCTTCACGCCGTCCATGAAGTAAGGCGTGCTGAGCTCCACGGCGCGGCCGCGGCGGCCAAGCTTCAGGGCACGGAACGGCACGGTGAACAGTCCGCCGAAGGGGTCGAAGACCAGGTCGCCCTTGTTGCTGAAGCGATTGATGAGGCGGTCGACGATGTCGAACTGCAGCGGGCAGATGTGGTTTTCCAGGCCCTTGCGCGTCTGCTCACCGTTGAGCGTCAGCATGCGGATGACGTCGTGCCACACGTCGGGGTGGTGGCTGCCGGGCGCCAGGGACATGAACGTCGCCGGCAGCGCGCCGCGCGCTTCCAGCTCCTCGCCGATGCGCACATGGGCCTCATAGTCGTAGGTGGCCGCCAGGCTGTACTGGGTGAACACCTTCGACAGCTGGTCCGGCGGCAGGCTGGCCAGCTCCTCCGGCGTCAGAAGGCGGTTGCCGCTGGAGCGCCAGAAGGCGTGTGCGTCGACCTGCCAGCGGGCGCGCGTGTATTCCTGCTTCGACTTGCGCACCCGTTCGTCGGCATAGCCGCGCGAGCGGTCCGTCTGAGGCTTGTGCAGGATCAGGATGTATTCCGGCGAGCCGGCGCCCATCTTGGTGGCGTCCTTGCACTGCTCCGACCAGCTGAGCCGATAGGTCTGGTTGTTCTCGCGCACGACGTCGGTGACGACGGTGATCAGGCCCAGGTAGTCGAAGCCGTGCCCTTTGATGCCCAGGTCGGGCATCCCGGCGTAGTGGGCGATGGCTTCGGCATGGAAGGGGCTGACAGTGGGCACGCCGGCGCCGGTGACCGCGCCGAACTGGATGCGATCCTTGACGTGGATGCAGGCGATGCGGCCGGGCTTGAGCGCGCGCAGCAGCTGCGGCGTCAGAAAGTCCATCTGCGCCCAGAAATGCTTATTGTCGTCGGTATGCCCCAAGTCGTTGTAGCTGGGGCTGTACTCGTAATGGTTGGCGAAGGGGATCGACGTGACGATCAGGTCGAGGCTGTTGTCCTCGATCAACCGCATCTCGTAGACGCTATCGTTATTGGAGACCTGCCATCCCTCGCCCGAAGCCTCGATCCGCTCCACGCCGATTGAGCGCTGCAGGATGTTGGCCATTGCCTGGTGACTCAGGCCGTACTCCCGAATGATGTCGCTCATCTTGTTGACCATCTCGACGTGACGCGCCCACTTCGCCTGCAAGGTCGCCAGCACCTCGCGCTCGCTTTCGGCATAGACGATCCAGACCTCGACGGGGCGCGTTTGCAGGAAGCGCTGGATGCGGTGGATGGACTGGATGAAGTCGTTGAACTTGAAGCCGATGCCGGCATAGACGGCCAGGTGGCAATGGCGCTGGAAGTTGCAGCCGCTGCCGGCGATCACCGGTTTGGCCGACAGGATCCGGATGTCGCCTTCGCTGAAGTCGATGACGGCCTGCTCGCGCTCGTCCAGGTCCTGGTCGCCGTAGATGCTGACCGCATCCGGGATGGCTTCCTGCAGCGCGTGGCGCTCGGCCTCCAGGTCGTGCCAGAGCAGCCAATGCTCGTCGGGCCGGCTGGCCAGGATCTGCTGGACCGCGGCGACGCGCGCGGGGAGGGTGTCGCGCTTCTCGCGCGCGGCGTTGCGCACGCCGAGGGCGGCATCCCGGAACAGGTTGCCCTGGCCGTCGCGGTCGGCGTCGGCGCTGGCGTGGTCGACCGGCACCTCCACGTAGTGCACCGTGATTTCCGGCAGCTGATAGCCGTCGTCGCTGAAACCGAGGTCGCTGGGCTTCTGCAGGAAGAGGGCCCAGCTGGCTACCCACAGCCAGAACTCTTTCTCCTTGTGCGGGTAGAGGGTGAGATTGTTGGCCTTGGTGCTGTCGCGCTTGAACCAGCGCGTGAGTGCCTGGCCAGTGTCCATGACGCCCAGGAAGCCGGCGTAGTGGATCAGTTCCTTGTAGCGGTTCGGGCTCGGCGTAGCCGTGGCGACGAAGCGGTACTTCACCTGGTCGAACAGCATCAGGAAGGTCTGGTAGGTCTTCGACCCGAAGCTGCGCAGCACGGACGCCTCGTCCAGGCTGGCGGCGGTGAAGAGGTTCGGATCGAGCTTGCTGTCTCGGACGCTCTCATAGTTGGTGAGGTAGATGCCGTCGAATGCCGGTTCAACCTCGGCGCTGGTGCGGACGAACCGCGTCTCCACGCCCAGCATGGCGGCGTCGCGCTTGAACTCCTGGCGCACGCCCAGCGGCACGACGATCAGCGCGGCGCCGCCGGCGTGCTGGCGCGCCAGGCGCAGGATCTCGATCTGCTGCGCGCTCTTGCCCAGACCGAAGGCCTCGAACAGCGCGCGGCGCCCGCCCTCGCATGCCCAGCGCACACCAGCACGCTGGTGCGGCAGCAGCAGAGGATGGATCTCGCTGTCCGCTACGGGAAATCCCGTCGCGGGAGCCATCTTGACCTTGCGCTCGAGGAATTGGCGGTAGGCGTCGGTCACTTGGACGTGTCTCGCTGGAAGCCGGAGCAGTTGTGCTGCTCCATGGGGAAGTGATTGCCGCGGCCGATATCGCAGTCGCCGATGCCGGCGGCGGGATTGCGGGGGTTGGGGATGAAGTGCGTGCAGTGACCGCAGCATCGGATCAGCGCGGCGCGCGGCGGCAGGTCCTGTGGCCAGGACTGCCATTCCTTCGGGAGGGCGCCGCCGCGCTGCTGCATGGCCTACGCCTCAATCTCGGCCCGGATAGCTGACGTCGTACTCGTCGCAATCGATGATCAAGTCCGCAACGCCGAAGTAGAGGGCAGCGAGCAGACGTTCCCAGCGATTGCGAATCGAGAAGTCACGGCCGACGGGCTGGCCTTCGAGGCGTGCGTGATAGACGCGACCGAAGGGGTGGCTGTCGTCCGTTTCACCTAGCAAGTGCACGGACACTCGGTTCTTGAACTGATGATCCTCGCGCCGGCTTTGCGTCAGGCGCGAAAGCGATCGCCCGCTCAAATAGTCTTCTTCCGGTTCTTCGTCGAACGCGATATGGATGAAGCGAGCCGAGACGATTCCCTCGTCCTCTTTGATGCGAACGTGCGGACGATCCCAGCCTTTCTCCGCTGCGTCTTCGGCGTGGGACTCGACGAATGCCTCAAGCAGTTCGCTCAGGCGAACCTGGGCGGGAATGGCATCCTCGCGCAGCACTTCGTCCAGCGCCGCATTGGCGCGGCGCAGAAAGTCATCGCCGATCGTGGAGGCCTGCCAGCGCTCGCGGAGGGAATTGATGATGAGGCTGTTGTAGCGCGTCAGCTCGAACATGTCGGACACGTTCGACGGCATGGCAGCCTTCACGGATGCCTTCACCGCGGTGCCGAAATCACCCCACGATTTGAACGATTCGTCGATCAGCTCCTTGAAGAGCTTTTCGACGGCCTTGTCGATGATCTCGGTGGGCTTGTCGCCGGTCGCGAAGGTATCAATGCGGTCGGCAAGCAGCTGCTGGATCGTGTTCCCTTGCATCTGAAATCCCTTGCCGGCTTCAGGCCGGCGTGTTGTGTCTGGTGGTGCCCGGCGCCCTACAACTCGGCGGCGCCGGGTCCTGTCTTCCGCCCACCAGTAGCCGAATAGGCGGGCCGTCTTGGCGCGGGAGCGGGGCGAACAGGCGACCGGCTAAAGCTCGTGCGGATTGCGCCTGTCCACGCATCCGCCGGTATGTCTTGCCCCTTGCGCTCCCTGTTGAATCGCGTTCATTGGCAGTGGCCGGTGCTGCACTCGACTTCACCCGGCTTGGACTCATGTCGATTTCAGAGGCTCGTGGGTCCGTGACGCTCTCGAAGCGCATCAGCCTGCGCATTCACTGCCGTACAGATCAGGACACTTGGGCTGGGCCGTTACGCCCGTTCGTTTGCCCAGTGCAAGGTAGGGACCCTCCGAGTGTTCACCGGCTCGGTTACCGGAAACTCCCAAGTGACCTGATCTGTACCCCTTGTGCCGCGCAGGAAGGGGTCACCTGGTGATGGCCTGGCGATGCTTTGCCGCAGCGGTACGCTCTCGCTCGTGCCGGGCCTTCCCGGCGCTTCAACACACGCTGTGAGTGACACATCAAGGGAGCTCAGCGCCGGGGTATTGCGAACCAGGAGAGACCTTCGGCGCTGCCATCCATCACTGCCGGTGTTACTGCCGCCACCGCCGGCTGGGCGGCCCTTACTGCCTCAGCTGGTGATGTGCAGGGCGGACTCGCCCCACCAGGATTCGATGGCGCGGCCGTCGGCGGCCTTGTAGCGGACGGAGTAGCTCGGCTCGGCGTTGGTGAACTCAGCGCGGCCGATCACCACGCCGGTTTCTCCGCTGGCGGTGATCGTCACATTGGTGCCGAGGGTGAATCGCAGATGGTCCATGTATTGCTCCTTCATTGCGGTTGAGGGAAAACAGGGCGTATTGCGGGTACGTGAGGACAGTTGCCCTACTACTTGCTGTCGCGCGCCGGAATCTGGATGAAGGGCGTGGCACCTCCGAGCTGGTACACGGGGAGTGCCCCGTTCCATTTCTCGATCGCGTTCAGTTCGGCCACGGCGGGGTTGTTGCGGAGCGCGGCGCCGCGTAGCTCGATGGCTTTCGCTTCGGCTTCGGCGAGCGCGAGCTGCGACTTGGCCTTGCCTTGGGCGACAGCGACTTCTTTCTCAGCTTCGGCCTGGGCCTGCGCCACCTCGTTCTTGCGCTGCTCCGCCATTTGAGTCGCCTGGATCTTGGCGTTGATGGCGTTGGTTACGTTCTGTGGCAGCCGCAGGTCGCCGATCCAGTACACCTTCTCGACTTCAATGCCGATGGCAGAGACCTGGCCTTTGACGTCGCGTTCGACGGCCTCGATCAAGTCGGCCTTACCGCGGCCGTACACGGATTCGATACCGATGGTGCTGGCCTGCTTGACCAGGGAATCACGGACCATGTTGCGCAGGTAGGTGTCGGTGATCTCGTCCACGCCCTTGCGGTAGGTCTGGAAGAGCTTCGTCACCTTGTCCGGCGCGATGTGGTACGTGATGCCGACGTCGGCATTCACGGACAGGCCTTCGACGGTGCCGAACGTTAGGGATTCGTCGCGATTCTCGGCGCGCTGCCATGTATACGTCTGGGTGAAGGTAGGAAACTTGTAGAGCTCTTCGTTCCAGCCGATCCAGTAGCGGCCCGGCTGCAGCTCCTGCATCTGTACGCCCTTGTCCGAGCCGTACAGGTTGAACTTCACGCCGACGTTGCCGGCGGGCACCTTCGAGCAAGCGGCGAGCAGCACCACCAGCGCAAGGGCGAGGAAGCGATACATGCGTTTCATCAGGCGGGATCCTTCGATGTGGGCTTGAACAGCCAACGGTGGGTGAGCCACAGCAGCACGACGGCCTGCATCAGGCCGATCAGCACGGCGGCTGTGGACGGAGCGGAGATGAGCCAGGGCCCGGAAAAGCCCAGGAACACGACCCAGAGGAGGAGAAGGGCGAAGTGGCGGATGCGCATGGCTCAGGCATCCGCCGGGCGGGGAAGGGAGAACCATTCCTCGAACTTGCCCAGCAGCCGCTCCAGTTCGAGCGTGAGCAGGGCGAACTGCGCGTCCATCTCGGCCGCGGCGTCCTGGTGGCTGTCGGGAAGCTCGTCGATCACGACGTCTAGGAATTTCAGCTTGCGGACCACGAGGTCCTCGCCGAGCACGAAGGACATGCGGTCATCGAAGACCAGACCGAGCTTGAACACCTGCATGCCAGCGCGAAGATGTTCCTTGACCTCTTCGCCGTCGAGGTCAGAGCGGCGCCCGCGCCAGATAGCGCCGGTGGAAGTGGCCGGGTCGCGCAGCTCGCACTCGTCGCCCAGGGCCAGGCCACCGGGCAGGTTGCCGGTGGCCAGCCAGTCGGTCATCAGCACGCGCGGGCCTTCCTCAGGCGCCAACGGCACGGCCGGGAAGCTGCCCAGCGCGGAACGAACCAGGTTGAGGACCGTCTCGGCCGCTTTCAGGCTGCCCGTGTCCAGCACGACCCATCCGTTCTTGGTGTCGACGTAGCCATTCAGGCGGGAGCTGCGCACAAAGGCGCGCGGCAGCAGTTCGGTCAGTAGGTCTCCCTTGATGCGCTTGCGCTCGCGGCTGCCGACCTTGCGGCCTTCGTCCTCGGTGATCTTCTGCACCTTGCGATACAGCGCGTCGTTGACCACTGCCGCCGGCAGCATCCTGTCTTCGCCGCCGGCGGTGAACATGGTGCAGGCGGAAACCGAGTGGGTGAGCGCCGCGTCATCGCCGCGGCCAATCGGCGGGACGAAGCCGCGTGTGCCCATCTCCAGGGGACCGCAAGGGGGCAGCCGGTTGTCAGCCAGAGCTTCATCCAGGCGAACGAGGTCCGCGGCGACGGCGGGCGAGAAACGGAACAGGGTGAGGGCGCGGAAGAACATGGGTTACGCCTCGTGGGTATCGGTTGGTTCTGTGGCGGCGGCCACGCTGTTGGCGACGGTATCCAGGCAGCCGGTCACGACTACCTGTCCGTCTGTGCGCACCGTGAATGGCGGCGCGTGTTCGGCATCGGGGCTGCTCAACCGGAAGCTGTCGGCAGAGAAGAGGGGGCCGGGAACCGTAATTACGCGCGGGCCCCAGTCCTTGCGCTCGCGCCGAAACAGGCGACGGATTCGGGTGAAGATGCGCCGGCGATGAAGCTCTTCGAGCGCCGCACGAGCCCGGCCGCCGTGGTCGCGCACAATAGGCGATGCCTCGTAGCGCACCGGCGAGCCCTTCGGGTGTACGCCGCGGCGCTTGTACGATTCGGCGCATGCGTAGAACTGCAGCGCATCCACGAACTTCTTGCTGACGAAGGGCATCAGGTATGCCCTCCGAGCGCGACGATGACAATCCAGCCGAAGACGATGGCCAGGTCCATCAGCAGCGCGGTCTTGGCCAGCGCCACCCAGTCGGCGCGCGTGGCGGGCTGCAAGGCGTGCAGGTCACGCATCGGCAGGCTCCAGGGAGAAGACGCCGGCCCCGGTGAGAACGGGGGCTTGTTCCGGGATCGTCGAGAGAGAGGGCGACGCCGGGGCCGGCAAAACGGAAAGGGGGAGGCGGGCCTTGCGGACCACCAGCATTCGCTGCAGCGCGGCCAGCTGGAAGTCAGCGGCGCGGCGTTCGATGGGCGACAGGTCGGCATAGGCGCTCATGCATCGCTCCGGCGCACGGCGGCGTCGAACTGGCTGCCGGTGATTTCGCTGCCAGCGTGGGACAGGTCCAGTTCGGTCGCCAGGTACACGCCATCCTCGGCGCAGTGGTACCCGACGCCGCCGAACGGGAGGTCGCCCCAACTGTTCAGGCCGCAGGCCGCATAGACCGGTCGGAGGTCGGCGACAGCGGTCGGCTTCAGAGCTTCGAATCGGGCGCGCAGTTCGACCTGCGAAGCCAGGGCTGCGCCGCGCCTGCCGCTCGTGACGCGCGGCCTCTGCACGCCGGTCAGCGGGTCAGGGACCGTCCACTGCTGCGGTTCCATGGGCGGGGTGAAGCGCAGGCCCAGGAAGCTGTTTCCGTGCAGCGTGGTCGAGTAGAGCGGCGAGCCGCCGAAGGCATCGGCGATCGCCTTGCCCTGCTGCTTGAGCAGGGCGCGCTGCGCGAGGAAGGTGCGGCTGGCGACAACGGCCGCCGGCGAGGTGAAGGCGAAATACCGGCGGGTCACTGTGCACCCCGCACGGCCAGATAGGCCTGGACCACCTTGCACACGGCGAGGCAAATCACGCCGACCGCGATCACCGCCAGAGCGAGGTTGAAGACGCCCTCGCTGATTGATTGCGGCTCGCCGTCCTCGCCGGGCACCGGCACAACGTGGGCGTCCTGCGCGGCGCGCTGGCGCCGCTTGATGAACAGCAGGTTCTCGGCGTGGGTGTGACCCGCGCTTACTTCAGGTCGCGCAGGTCCCCGACAGCCACGTCGTACCCCATCGCAGCCAGGCACGCCGGGATCGCGATCTTGTCCAGATACGCCCGGCGCTGCGCCGGCGTGATGTTCCGCGGGACGTTCGCCATATACGCGCACTGCACCTTCGCGCGATCCGGCACGGCCGAGTAGTTCGACGCGGAGGTACGCGGGGAGGCCGTTGCGCACCCGATGAGAGAAATGCAGATAAGCGAAAGCAGCATGGTTTTCATGGTGTTCCCCTGAGAGTGGTGCTCCTGGCGCAGCCGAGACGGGCGTTCCCTCGGTCGCCGGCGCAAGGTACAGGTGGGAGGGCACCGCCCGATTGGATGCCCTGATGTGCGTAAGAAAACGGGCGCTCACAGCGCACCTCCCGCAAGGCGCGCAAGGGCCTCGCGGCGGCGCCTCGCGACTTCGGTCACGCGCGCGCTCGCCGCGGTCCGCTCCTCGCTGGGGCGGGCGTCGTCGGCCCGCACATACTTGGAAAGGACTTCTTTCCAGTCTTCCCAGGCCGCGTCGTAGTCCTGGTCAGCCTTGACCAGCGCCGTGACATCGCCGGCGCGCAGCACTGCCGCGGCGACGAACTGGGCGTCGTAGGCGATACCGTTGATGGTGAGGTAGGCCATCGCGCCGGGCAGGCTGCGATCGCGGTCGCCGGCGGCGACCAGATGGCGGCCACCCTGCCGTGCCGCGGACTGGCGATGATGCTGGGCGAGCTCCGCGCGATGGGATTGCGCCTGCTCGTCCGGTGCGTCGTCGCGCCCTGTAAAGGACAGCCCGTCCCGAAGCGTGAGGCAGGCGTCGCGTAGCGCTGACATCTGCGCATCGCTGATGGTGCACACCTGCGCCCCGCCGACCAAGGCGGAGGTGAAGGTCAGCTGGAAGACCAGGTCGACCAACCGGCCGGTACGTTCCAGCACGACCGCTGCGCGCCGGAGCGTGTCCTGCAGGTCTTCGATGCCTTCCTGGCTTTCGTCGCCCTGGAAGCCGCCGATGAACAGGTCGGCGTCGTGGAGGGCCAGGGCGATCGGCCGCATCGGAGGAGGGAGCGTGGCAATGATCACCGCGGCACCTCCTGCCCTGCGGGAAGCTCGGGCTGGGGGATGTCGAGGTGGAAGAAGTCGGCGAAGCGGATCAGCTCATTCCAGGCCAGATCCACGCTGGCGTAACCGATCCAAGGGGAGCGGTAGTCGTCGATGCGGACGCGGTGGCGAGGCGCGCAGAAGAAAGCGAGCTTCGGCCCGTTGGGCCAGCGGCCCAGACAGAGCGACGCGCCCACCATCTCGTCGGCATCCGCTTCAACTTGAACGTGCATGGTGACGCCGCCGGCCAGCTCGAAGACGGCCTCGTTCGCGCCGAACCGCGGGCAGGGTGCCGCCTGGCTGGCGGGCTGTCCCTGGCACTTGCTGGTGCTGCTCTCCATGGCACACTCCTCAGGCTGTTTAGCGCTTGAGGACCGAGTAAACACTGTGTTTAGTCGGAAGTCAACAAAATGATTAGTTACGTTTACTCGGCTGGCGTGCCGACAAGCACTTTAGCCGCCTCGGCAGCTTGGAAGGGAGGGGATATGTATATGAAATACAAGCGAATTGCTGCAGTCGTTGCCGCTGTTTACTTCGTCGCCGGCTTGTTTACGATCGAGGCCGCAGATGCCCCCAGCCTGGGCTCAAACTGGCCGAACAGCGCCGACGTGAGCCGTAGCGCGTACCACCACGTGTATCGATGGCAGCGTCAAGGGGTGACGTATATCCAGGTCAACTCGGCGAGCGGCCAGCCAGAGTTGGCATTCGCCTACACGGCGACTGGAAGCCTTTTGCTTCCGGTGGGTGATCCGGACAAGGTCCATATCGATCTGTCATCGACAACTGCGCCGCTCGGAGGCCAGTCGATCTTCGACGACGGCATGGTCAGCGTTGTCCAGGGAGCGACGGGGTTCAATGTCATTGCCTCACCGACCAATTCATCGCAGCTTCGCGCGATGGATGAGTCCACGTGCAACGGTGACCCGATCGAGTGCAGTCGCGTTAACTAAGAGTCGCGTAGCAGGATCGCGAGGGTAGGGCGCTGCCGTTTCGTGCGGTTGTGATAGATGCCGTGATAAGTGGCGGCGATGCCCTTGATCTCAGGCGTGCCAAAATAGGGGGCCGGCAGCTTTGGCGCCGGCCCTTTTCCTGTTGTCGCACGCACAACAATTGCAAAGGATGCCTTGCGTTCCTTTCCCGCGACAATTCGCACTCGGATTTTCCGAGCCGCATATCTCGTCGCCAAGCGCACCGTGAAGTCGTAGACGAGCCTATAGACCAGCGTATTCATGTCTGCTGGGATCGCGCGCACGTTGCCTGAGACGCGAACGGCATAGCTGATTCCGGCCTCCTCCATTGCGCTTGCGATGGGTCCGATCGCAAGTGCGATGGGCAGGCCATGGGTATCCAGCGTTTGAACTTGCAGAAGCTCGACCGCTTGGCGGATATCGCGCCTCACCCCGCCCAACGCCAGCCACCGGTGGTTGGCCCGCACCGTGGCGGTCTGCCCGCTTCCAGTGGAGATGAGCTCTAGGTCATCTTCTTGCTGAAAGATCGCATAGGCCGACTCAAGAATGCTGGCGCTTTGGCGGGCCCTTATCTCGCCCCACGCCAGGTTCTGACGAGCGAGTTCCAGATGCTTCCGACTTTCGCGCGCTAGGGCAGAAGCGCGGAGCTGAAATTCGGTGATCATCGATCCGCCGATGAGCATTGCTGACCCAAAGATGGCCATAAAACATTGCATCTCCATCAGCGGCGCCCTAAGGACGTTCCGCATAGTGGCCTGTAGTGCTAGGTTGCACATGAGTAGCGCGCAGGTAGCTCCGAGCCAGCCATGGCGAATACCCATGACAAGCAAAGGGATAAAGATCAGAGCTCGAGTCGCCACAATGGCTTCTTCGCTTGTCGAAGAGCGATTAATCGCGACTAGGACCACCATGAAGAATGCGCAGTGGGCCAAGATCCATACGAAGCCAAATGTCGATTGCGTACGGCGGTCATTCTCAAAAGCGGCCGGTAGCTGTTGGCGAACGAGCCAGTAAATCGCCACCAGGCCAATAAGCAGGATTCCGAGAAAGTCCCCCAGGGTGAATGCTCCATACAACCCTGCCCACGACAAGGGCATTTTGAACTTAGGCATGAGCGTGAGGCTGTAGGTCGCCGCTGTAGCCGAAAGCAAGGACGCAAAGACACCGCCGACCAAGAAGCCCGCGATCGTTCGAGCTAGGTTTCTTACGTCGCCTGCCCAGTTGAGCCATTTCAGCAGTGCGGCCGGGGCAGCACTTGATATGACGGGGCCGACGAGCTGAACGACAAACCACGGTATTCCGAACTGCTCAACCATGTGCCCACGGTATTGGGCAGAAGCTATGAAGTCGCCGGCGACGATTGCCGGCCAATAGCGATAGGGAAGGAAAAGGAGCGCGACAAAACGTAGCCCGGCCGGGAGCAGCCAGGTCGAAACAGAAATCTCTCGCAGAAGAGCGTAAACAACAGCGTAGCCAACTAGCAGCAGCAATCCCTTAAAGCCGACCTTGCGCATGGCCTATCCGTTCAATGCGCGGCTGCAGTTGGGGCGGCTAGAACTGCGAAAAGCCGATGCTCCCAACAACACGCCCGCCAATTTCCAACCCCTGTATCTGCGCTGCCGACAGCTCGATCGAATCCTCGTACGAGTGCGTGCCGTGCAGGCGCAGACTCCCTTGCCCCTGAATTTGGAACCGCTTGATCTGAGGGATTGTCGCGAGCTTGTAGACGTAGATACCGTCGCCTTCAACGCGCCGAACATCGGTGTCTACAAATGCCAAGTCACCCTTGTCGATCACGCCTCGCAAAGAATCAGTCGGGTTTATAAACACCCGGATAGAAGACTTCAGCAAGGCATCAATGTTGTTTAGTAAACAGACTGGAATGTCAACAAATCGTATACGTTCCTTCGAATAGCCCTGGAGAAATTCGAAGGTGACGTAGTCGCCATTTTGAGTCGGCGTAGCCGCATGATTTGTAGCCTCGGTCGCGGGCGCGCTGTCGACTTTGGCTTCCTCGCCCGTGCGTCCATGTCGCGGTGGCTTGCCCGTTCCCAGATTGATCCAGTCTTCCGAGAACCCCTCAATCCCCCGCATCATGGCGATGTTGCGCATGTGCTGGACAGCCGCACGCCCGAACCGGCCTCGGCTGAGCCAGGTGGTGATGTGCTGTTGTGTCATCCCTTCCAGGGCGGCAAACTCGGGACGAGTAAAGCCGGCCAGATCCAGGAATGCCTTGAAGCGGTGCTCCAAGGCAGTCCGCTGGGACTCATTTGAGGCCGAAGCGCGTGTATCAACCATTTGTTTATGGTTGTTTACATCACCCAGGCGCGCAATAAACATTTCGTTTCCCAAGTAAACAAGGTGTTGACTGCCGACTAAACACAGTGTTTACTCGGCAGCATGAACTATGTCCAGCGCGCCGTTGCTGCATTCCCGTCCCAGGCCGCCTTTGCCCGGCAGATCGGCCGCCACCCCCAGGAAGTCACTCGCTGGATAAGGACCGGGAAGGTTCCGGCGAAGCACTGTCAGGCGGTCGAGCAGGCTGTCGAGCAGGCGCTCGCTAGTCGTGATCGTTCCCTTCCGACACTGGAGCCGGTGACGCGGTACGAGCTGCGTCCGGACGTCTTTGGCCATCAGCCGGGCGCGCCCGATCCGGAGGGCGCCTGATATGGGCAACCGGATTTCGTTCATAGCGTCCTTTTCCTTGTTTTCATCCTTGGACCGCACTCTCGCATCGATGCCGCGGAGGGCGCCATGAGTATTTCTACTCAGCCGCCTCGGTTTGAAACCAGTTCATCCTCGCGCTTTGTCGCGTCGTGCACCAAGTTCATCGCCAGAAGCCCGGGCCCCGCCGTAAAGACGATCGTCTGGCCGGACGGAATGTGCAGTACGGCTTTCGTGCCATCCCGGAATTGCATTTCGCAGCGAAGTGGCTGGCCATTGGCGTTTTTGATCAAGGTTCCTTGGGATTCGCTGTGGCGCGCTCCAAGCGCTGAAGCATCAATTCCTGCACGTCCATCTGGCAAAAGGCCGCTAGTAATGCTGTTTGCGTACTCGATGAGTTTCTCGCCGAGGACGAAGTTGCAATCGGCTGTTGCCCCGCGCTTCAAGCGATTGATTGTGACCTGCGCGCAGCCGACAGCCTTGGCAATTTTCATTTCCGAAATGCCCCGTTCCAGTAGGGCGTGGACTGCTTCTGCTGGCGTCATGCTCCTAGTTCCCCTGTTCAGTGTTTGGGCAAAGATTACGCGGCTAGCCTGTAGGTCGACCAGCTATGACGACCTGACCAGTTGGCCGCAGCTAAGCGGGGTAGCGCCATGAGTACCTTTACTCATGAGACCCGGTCGGAGCTGGTCTGCCGCATCGCGCGCGCGGCGTGGGACGCCAAGGCGATCAGCCTGACCGGCTTCTCCCGGGCGGTGGTGGCGTACTACTTTCTCAACACCCCCGAGTCCTCGGTCAACACCAACCTCCGGCAGCCCAGCGCGACGAACGCTGACCGGATGGAGGAAGACGAGAAGCACAACCGCCAGATCATCGAGCGGTTGATGAAGGGCACGGTGAAGACGTTCCCAGCGGACCTGGAAGAGGGCTGGGTGATGTCGCTGCCGGATGCGTACCGGGAGCAGGCGCTGCGCGAACTGGCCGCCCGGTACGGGCTGTTGCCGGCGCGCGCCGTGCACATCGCCGACTTCCAGGCCAACGCCGCCACGCTGATGAAGGCCGTGGCTCAGGTGATGGAGACGTTCGCGCCCATCGCTCAGGACGGCGTGATCAACCACCTCGACCGGCCGCACCTGAAGCCGTTCCTCGCGAGCATCGCCGATGCCCAGGGCGTGCTGGCCAGCCTCGCTCACCAGGCAGCGCAGGCGCTCGCCGACGAGACCACAACCCAAGTCGTGCGCTTGGCCGACCGCAAGCCCGGCGCGCACGGGGAGGGCAACTGATGGGCGCTCTCGGACCGCTAGGTGCGCATGAAGCGGCGCTTGCCGCCGGGAATCTCGAAGCCGCCTCTGATGACGTTGAGCGGGGTGCCGTCAGCGAGCCGGTACTCGGCCAGACCGGACATCTTGGCGTGAGGGTCAGCGAAGGTGCCGACGGAAATCTCGCTGGTGATTTCGTACACGACCGTTCGCTGGCCGAGGTCGTCAATGACGTTTATTGCCGTCCGCTTGGTAGCCATGGAGCCTCTCCCTTGCCCGCAGGTATCAGTGAACTCGATTGCGCCCTGGTGCGCATCCGGAACTATGCCACGCAGAACGAGCTGACGGCCGACCAGGTCCTCGATTGCTTTCTGGCGGGCGTCCAGGCGTCGCGCGTGATTGGGGCTGGCAAGGTCGCTCCGAGCATCGGCTGGCAGTCTGCGGTCGTGGTTGCTGAGGCCGCGGCTGGGGAGGGCGGCTGATGCATATGCGCCACAACACCACATTCCGGCCGGTCATTCCCCTCGAAGTTTCTCCCAGCGGCGATTTCGCGACCACGAAGCTTCCGCAAGGGTCAGCACTGCGAGGGCCAACACCAATCCCTTGCTGGTCCAGTAAAGGGCTCGAGGAACGTTCTCAGGCGCATGCCAGAAGGCCTGGGCTATGAGCAAGACCGTGAGCGCATACAGCCAAAGAGGTAGGGCCATGAATGCCCATCTGCGCCGGCTGCGAACGATCCAGAACGCCAGTCTGGTGTTGATCCTTCTCGTCAGCCTGTTGATCGGCCTCATGAGCCTTTCCTTGGCTGCGGTGACTGCCCTGTACGGCCTGAGCATTGGCGCCTCAATCGTTGGTGGTGCAGCGATTCTCGCTCATTGGCGAGCTGACGTCGCGCGCCTCGCTGCGCGCAAGCCCACTGGATCACAAGGGGAGGGCATCTGATGGGCGCGCTGGGACCGTTGGGCGAAAGCGAGACGACCGCTGCCGCCAGGCAGTTCACGTCGACATTCAATGCGGCGCAGGCTGCCGCAGTCGGTGAGGTGGCTACCGACCTGCATTACGTCGACCAGCCACGCAATGCATTCGTAATCAAGCCGGCGTTCCGACCGATTGGCGACGGCACTTGGAAATACGTGGGCGAGCGCGTTTTCGAATCGCCGCGATTTGCAGCCAACCCGACGCCAGCGATTAGGCAGCCGCTGGCGTCGGAATACACCGTTGCGGTTATTGAGACGCCGGCTGGCCGTTATGCCAACGGGGTGTGCCACGTGTTTGAACAACGGACTCCGCGCATGCACGGAGTTCTTCCGTCACACGAAGGTATTCGCTGATGGCTGTGGCTGCCGTCGGCGAGCCCTGGAGCCCCGCGGCCGTACGTTCGCGCTGCAGTTTCATGTGTGCGACCAGATCTTCCGTTGGCCCTTCACGCTCAAGCACCAGCAACATCAGCACTTCGTGCACGGCGTTTAAGCGGCCATGCAATATCTGCTGCTCTCTTTCGAGGATAGCGATGCGATCGCATGCCTCGACGAGGCTTGTTGGCTTGTTCATGGATTCCTCCCTGGTGGTGGTTGGTGGTGTCGCGCTTCCAGCCTACCACCTGGGGGAATCCGCCTCGATCAGCTTAGGCGAGCAGCGCCTTGGGAAGTTGCTTTCCTACGACCTGCCCAAGTTGGAAGGCTGCCGCGAGGCTCGCCGTTACCAACGCGCCCGCAATTTCGCTGTAGCGATCAAGGTCGTCCGCGTTGATGTTCCATGTGCCTGTCCATTCTTCAACCAATTCGCGAAGCCCTCTGAGGAGGCGCAGCGATTCGTGGAGGTTGCTGTGGATTCTCCCGGCTGCGTGGAGCTCAAGATCGTTGATCCACGTTCGATTCGATGTGTACGCATGCAGTTCTGCGTGAGCCAAGAACCGAAGGTCGTTCGCGGCGGCGTCGCCCACCACGACGCCATGCATCTTGTGGTAGTCGAGTCCTCGGCTGCCTTTCTTCTGGTCTCGCAGACCCTCGGCCATCGAAGTGCTACTGCGGAAGCACTTCCTTGCTTCCGTCGCTACCCATACGGCTTCGTCAAATACCGGCAGCAAGAAATGGCTCGCGTACGCCTGTCGTCGCTTTTGTTGACGACGATCAGTGAGCCACGGAATGACAAAAGCGGCAGCGACAGCCAAGAGGGTCGCGATAGCGCTTGCGGCCGTCCAGAACTGTGCGGGATCCATGGTCTTCGCCCAGAAGTCGGGCGGTTGGTTCGTGTGCGCGACGGACGTTGCGTGCGTTGGCGGCGCGCTAGTGGCGCGGGCCGGCTGGTTTGCAGCCTGGTCCATGCTGATTCTCCCTGTGTCCTGCCGGCAATGATGCTGGCGGGCCGCGCTCCGAGCAAGGCGGAGGTCTCCCATGGCCGGTAGCCGCCTCTCGCTGACCATCAAGTACGGCCGCGAGCTTCGCGACCTGTACCAGATGACCGCCGTTCGCTTGGCCGAACTGGATTTCATCGATCCTGCGCTGTGTGAGCGCGCGAGCAAAGCAGTCGCGGCCGCGGTGAATGCCGGAGCTGTCGGTTTCGTCCAGGTGGACCCGCTGACCAGGACCGTTTGCGTCGACATCGACGGACTCACCAGCGCGATCGGCGGAGCGTTCACCGACGCCGGCGTGCAACCTGCATTTCTAAAGCCTCTCATCCGGTACGAGTGCGGTTGGTTCCGACACATCGGTTGGCGCCTGTCGGGGCCGAGCGATCCCAGCCAAGCCAATTCCGGCTGGAATCCGACCCACATACTGGTGGACGAGTTCGGGGTGGCTGGGTGAGCAACCGGCATTCGACCATCGCCTGGGGCATCGCCATGCCCAGCACGCCGAAGTTCGTATTGATCTACGTGGCCGGCAGGGCCAACGACGACGGCGACGCCTACTTCACGATCGAGACGGCCTGCGCCAACACTGGGCTCGGCGAGCGCGTGGTGCAGAAGTCGCTCGCCCAGCTGGAGACCTGGAACTTCCTGGAGCGGGTCATGCGGCGCGGCCGGTCGACGGTGTACCGGCTGACGGATCCGCTGACCTGGGAACCCCCGCAGCTGGTGCACCCCCGCACCACGTGCACCCCCGCACCAGATGCACCCCCGCACGAGGTGCACCCCTGTGACGTGGAACCCCCGCACCACGTGCACCCCCGCACTGAGTGCACCCCCGCACCAGATGCGGGGGCCCCCGCACCAGGTGCACCCGCCCCCGCACCAGGTGCACCCATAAGCTCTTCTTTAGCTCTTCTATCTCTTGATTGTTCTTCCGCGAGCGCGCCCGAGCAGCCAGCCGAAGAGCAGGCGCCGCCGCCGGCACCGACGCGGAAGGCGCACGTGCTGGCAGCCATGGCGATGATCGAGGCCGGCATCCCCGGAATCCAGGTCAATCCCCAGCACCCGGACCTGATCGACCTGGCCGCGGTGCTGCCGCTGCGGGAGTTCACCGCTGCCGCTGCCGCGGCCGTCAAGAAGCGCGTTCCGAACATGTTCGCCTACGCCCTGGGGATTCTCCGCGGCCGCGCCACCGAGCTGGCCGACCGCGCCGGCGCCGCCCGCGCGCCGCCGGACGGGACCAGCCCCGCCGCCGTACCTCCGCCGAACGCCACCTTCGAAGGCAAGGACTATGCAGGATCCTCAACACCCGCAGAGCAGTTCTCCCCAGCCATGCGCGCCATCATCGACCAGCGGCTTAAGCGTGATGGTGATGCTGTCGTGCCCGAGGCACGGACAGTTTGAGACCTACCGCGCGCTGGCCGGCCACGCTGCCATCTCGTCGCTGTGTCCGCACTGCGCTGATGTCCGGAACAACGCCGAGCTGAAGGCGAAGGCGGAGCGCCGGAACCTGCAGGGGCGGCAGACGCGGATGCGCGAACTGCACACCTTGGCCCAGGTGCCGCGGCGATATGCCGACACCAGCCTCGACGACTACGCCATCAACAACGAAGGCCAGCGCCAGGCCCAGGCGATCGTCTACGCCTATGCGAAGACATTCCTGGAGCAGCAGGAGAAGGGCGGCAACCTGATCATGGTCGGCCGGCCGCGCACCGGCAAGACGATGCTGGCCTGCGCGGTGGCCAACTCGATCATCCGCGAGTTCCTCTGTACCTGCACGTTCGGCACGGTCTCGGACTACTGCCGTGAGGTGCGCAGCTCGTTCGGCGCGAGTCGCCGCGGCGGTCGGACCGAGAAGCAGATCATCCAGGACCTGCGCACCGTTGACCTGGCGATCCTCGACGACATCGGCGCCAGTGCCGAGGGAGCGCACGACCTCAAGGTGCTGTTCGACATCGTCGACGGCCGCTGGCGCGATGGCCGGCCCACGGTGGTCACGTCGAATCTCGACCTGGCGGAGATGCGCATGCACCTGGGCGACCGCCTCATGAAGCGCCTGGAGGACAACGCCACCGTCGTCGCCTTCAACTTCGACGGCTTCAACGGTCGGCAGGGGACGTTACTGTGAGCGAGATTCCTCCGAGCGTCCTGGCCCTGCTGAAGAAGGGCGCGCGCACCGCGGACCAGATCGCGACGGAACTTGGCGTCGCCGTCAGCACGCTTCGCAAGGTGCTCCCGAAGATGGAGTTGAAGGGGCTCATCAGGGCGACGCGCAGCGCGACGGGCAACAGGTACGGGGCGCCGCCGCGCATCTATTGGCTCGCCAGAGAACCGATGATCCAGCTCGGCAAGGCGCACCGCGCCGATGTCTACCAGGCCGGTCGCCGGATCGGCGAGCTGCTGCTGGAACACGGCGAGGTGGCCGTGTTCGTGGACGATCGCTGGAACATCGGCGTCGCGCTGCACCACGAAGGCAACTACCAGGACCTGCTGGCCAAGCATGGCGCCTGGCTGGTGGGGCGATACCGCCGCAAGGAAGGCGAGCAGATCCGCACGTCTTTCATCGCGGAAGATATGCTCGTTCGGCTGGAACAGATCGATGCAGCGCGGCTCGCGAGGGCTCACGCGTGAGCCGCTTCCAGTCCCGCCCCGATGGCGAGTACTGCCAGTGCCCGCGCTGCGCGCGGCGCGGCTATGGCCAGGACAGCTGGCATCCGGTCACGACCGAGTACTGGCCCATGAACCGCGGCCGGCTATCGCTGGCGCGCTGCAAAGCCTGCTGCGGCGAAGTGATGGCCCACAAGAACGGTGTCGTGCCGGCGGCGGAGGCAGCATGAGCCGCGAATGGATCAACAGCCGCCATGGATACCGCCTGTCGAAGTCCAACGGCGGCGGCACGCTGATCCTCTGCCCGATCCACAACCGGTGGCATCCGCAGACGCTCCGTGGTCGCCATGGCCCGACCGGGAAGGCCGTCCCCAACACTTGTCCGGATTGCAAGCAGGACGAGATCACGCTCGGCCTCAGCGGCTATGCGCTTGGCATTCCGTATCGAGAACGGCTGCGTCCCGAAAACCTCGCGCGCATTGAAGAGCACTGCGGCAAGAAGCTGTTGAGGTACCACAAGCGTGGCTAAGGGAAATCGCTCTCTTCGCTTTGCCTCGCTGGAGGAGATGTCGCCGGCGATGCGCGAACTCGCGCTGGCGGCTCTTGCCAAGGGCCGCGGCCGGGCTGCGGCGACGCCGATCACTCCGCAGGCGGACCCGATGGCGCCAATTGTCATCGACCTGCCGCTGCGCACACCGCTCTACAACCAGTGGGTCCGGATGCACTTCAGGTCGCGGATGCGGTACTGCCGCGCTGTGGCGGTGCAGATCGCGATCCACGCCAGCCGCCGCCCTGACGAACCGCTGCAGCAGTGCCGGATCACGGTGGAGCGCTTCTCCACCCAGAAACCAGACCGCGATGGGCTATGGGGCAGCCTGAAGGCTCTGCTCGATGCCCTGCAGCCGAAATCGAAGACCCATCCATACGGCCTCGGCTTCATCGTGAACGACTCGTCGTCGTGCATAGCCGAGCTCACCCCCACGCACGTGCCGGGCAGCGAGAAGCGCACCCGGGTCACCATCGAACCCCTCTGAGGACAGCCATGGCAGACGGCGGCAAGCAGTCCGGCTTCAACTTCCCGCGCAATCAGCTGGTCTCGGCGCTGCGCCCCGGCGAGATCGTCGTGGATTTCTTCGCCGGCGGCGGCGGCGCGAGCGAGGCGCTGCGCCAGGCACTGGGGCGCGACCCCGACGTCGCGGTCAACCACGATCCGCAGGCGATCGGCATGCACGCGGCGAACCATCCGTTCACGCAGCACCTGCCGGCGGACGTGTGGGAGGTCGACATTCTGCGCGAGGTTGCGGGCCGGCCGGTGGGGTGGTTCCACGCCTCGCCGGACTGTACGCACTTCAGCCAGGCCAAGGGCGGACAGCCGCGCAGCAAGGCGACTCGGTCGCTGTCGTGGGTGGTGCTGAAGGTCGCCGGCAAGCTGGCGCGCGCCGGTCTGACGCCGCGCATCATCAGCCTGGAGAACGTCAAGCAAATCCAGGGCTGGACGAGGCTGGTGGCGAAGCGCGACAAGGCCACTGGCCGCGTGGTGAAGCTGGACGGCTCGGTAGCGGCGCGTGGCGAACGCGTGCCTGTGCGCGACCAGTTCCTAGTCCCGGACAAGAAGCGCATGGGCAGCACGTGGCGCCAGTTCGTCGCCGCGCTTAGTGCGCTGGGCTACGTGGTCGAGTGGAGGATGCTCAAGGCCTGCGACTACGGCGCCGGCACGAGCCGCGAGCGGCTATTCCTGATCGCGCGGCGCGACGGGTCGCCGATTTGCTGGCCAGAGCCGACCCATGGCCCGAGCCGCGCGCATCCGTTCGTCACGGCGGCGGACTGCATCGACTGGTCGATCCGCGGCAACTCCATCTTCGACCGCAAGCGTCCGTTGGCCGACGCCACGATGCGACGCATCGCCAAAGGTATCCAGCGCTACGTGCTCGGCGCGGCCGAGCCGTTCATTGTCCCGCTGACACACCAAGGCGAGCGACGCCTACATGGCAACGGCGAGCCGTTGCCGACGATCACCGGCGCCAACCGCGGTGAGCTGGCCGCTGTCGCGCCCACGATGGTGCAGGTTGGCTATGGCGAGCGGCCCGGGCAGTCGCCGCGTGCGCTGAACCTGGAGAAGCCGCTGGGCGTCGTTGTCGGTGGCGGCATCAAGCATGCCCTGGCGTCCGCCATGTTGGTCGGGGTAGGCGGCCGCGCTGGTCAGACCGAGCCTCGCCCCGCCGGCGAACCGGGGTACACGCTGACCGGGAAAGCGGACTGCGCGGTCGCCACCGCTCACCTGGTGAAGTTCCGCGGCAGCAGCGCTGGCGCCCCAGTGGACGGACCGTCGCCGGTCATCACCAGTGGCGCCGGCGCCGCGCGGCCCGCCGGGGCTGCCCATGCCCTGGGCCTGATGACGGCATTCCTGGAGCAGGCGAACGGCGGTGGCCTCAACGGCGTGCCGGCCCGCGCGCGTGGCGCCGTGGAGCCGCTGTCGGCAATTACCGGCACGGGATCCCAGCAGCAGCTGGTCACCGCCAACATGGTCACGCTCCGGCGCAACTGCGACGGACGAACAGCCGATGGACCCATTGGGACCGTGTGTGCCGGAGCCGAGCATCATGCGGTGGTCACAGGGCACCTCACGGCCTTCGGCCAGAACGCGAAGGGCAGCGGTGCCGACGAGCCGATGCAGACTGCGCTCGGTGGGGCGACGCGCTTCGGCGTGGTGGAGTGCACGCTGAGCCCGGAACAGGAAGAGAGCGCGCTCAAAGTCGCCGCCTTCCTGATGCGCTACCACGGCACCGGCGGCCAACACGCGGGCTTGGACGAACCACTGACGACGGCCACCACCAAGGATCGCCTTGCGTTGGTGACTGTGACCATCCAGGGCACGCCGTACGTGATCGTAGATATCTGCCTGCGCATGCTCCGCCGCGAGGAACTGTTCCGCGCGCAGGGCTTCCCGGCCGACTACATCATTGACCGCACCGCCGACGGCACGAAGCTGAGCAACAGCGCCTCGGTGAAGATGTGCGGCAACAGCGTCAGCCCGCCGCCGCTGGCCGCGCTGGCCCGCGCCAACCTCGATCCGGTGCGCGAGCCGGAAAGGCTGGCCGCATGAGCAGCGGACCTTCGATGACTGAGCAGCCGCTCCGTACCGGTGACGCGTCATCGCTGCACATGCGGCTATCGGCCCTGTCCAACCTGCTCGGCGGCGTTCGGTACCGCTATGCCAGCGAAGAGAAGCTGCACGCCGTCATGGCCGGCCTGATGCGGGAGGCCGGGCATGCCTTCGAGCACGAATACCGGCTCGACCAGCACAACAGGGCCGATTTCTGGCTCGACGGACTGGTGATCGAGGTCAAGGTCGATGGTTCGATTGGCGACGCCATGCGCCAGGTGGAACGCTACATCGGTCTGCCGCAGGTGCGGGGTGTGCTGTTGGCCGGCACGCCTTCATGGGCCAGCACGCCGCTGCTCAAGCGGCCCGCCTTTCACGGCAAGCCCTTCCACATGGTCCGTCTGCAGAGGCAGGCCCTATGAACTACGGGTCCGTGCAGTATCTCAGTGGTGGATGGGTGGTGACCTGCGAGCCCCAGGTGCGTGCGCGCCTCAAGCGTGTGTTTCCGCGCGTGCCGCAACACGCCGCCGAGCACCTTCTATTGAGCGCCTCGCCCGAGAACAGCCGGGAGCTGTCCTGGTTCCTGACTCGCTACCCCATGTCGGTCACGGATGGCGACCGGTCGCTCATGGACCAGCTGGCCAATCAGCACGTGGAGATGGAGGCCAGCCTGCAGGAGCTCCTGGCCGGCCGTAGGCCAATACCTCAGTTCGAACTGGCCAAGCCGCCCCGCGACTACCAGCGGTACGCCGCCGCGCAGATGGACATTCGCGGCGGGCTGCTGCTGGCAGACGACCTTGGGCTGGGCAAGACGGTCACGGGCATCTGTCCGATGGCCGCGCCGGCGAACCTGCCGGCCGTGGTCGTGTATCCGGCTGCACTTCCGAACCATTGGCCCGAGAAGCTGGCGGAGTTCGCGCCGGCACTCCGTGTCCACCGGATCCGGAAGGGCAAGCCGTATCCGCTGGTGCGCCAGCGCGGCCAGCGGCTGCCCGATCTATGGGACACCATCCCAGACGTCATCCTGGTCAGCTACCACATGCTGCGCGGCTGGGCGGAGACCCTGGGCGAGCTGGTGCAGTACGCGGTGTTCGAGGAATGCCAGCAACTGCGCAGCCCCGGTACCGACATCTACAGCGCCGCGATGTACCTGGCGAAGCGTGCGCGGCTACGTATGGGGCTCACCGCCACTCCGATCTACAACTACGGCACCGAGTTCTACCACGTCGTCAACCCGCTAATCCCCGATTGCATGGGCACCTATGACGAGTTCGTGCGCGAGTGGTGCATCACGGCGCCGGGTGAAAAGGCCCGCCTGAAGGATGCGGAGCAGTTCGGTACCTACCTGCGGCGCGAGGGCATCATGTTGCGTCGCACCCGCAAGGAGGTGGGCCGCGAGCTGCCCGCCTTGTCCAAGGTCCCCTACGAGATCGAGGCGGACGAACGCGTTCTGGACAGCATCGCCGGCGACGCCGCCGCGCTGGCAAAGATCATCCTTTCCGCGAACGAGCGGTACCGCGGCGAGAAAATGCAGGCCGGAGGCGAATTCGACCGACTGGTGCGCCAAGCCACTGGCATCGCCAAGGCCCCACACGTGGCTGAGTTCGTGCGTCTGCTGGTGCAGAGCGGCCAGCAGGTCCTGGTGTTTGGCTGGCACCGCGAGGTGTACGCCATATGGCAGGAGAAGCTCGCCGAGTACAACCCCGTCATGTACACGGGCTCGGAGTCGCCGAGCCAGAAGCAGGCGGCGAAGGATGCCTTCGTCGCGGGCCAGAGCAAGGTGATGCTCATCAGCCTGCGCGCCGGCGCGGGCATCGATGGCTTGCAGCACGTCAGCAGCACTGTCGTGTTCGGCGAGCTGGACTGGTCCCCCGGCGTGCACGAGCAGTGTATCGGCCGCGTGCACCGCGATGGCCAGACCGAGCCGGTGATGGCCTATTTCCTCATCTCCGATAACGGGAGCGACCCCATCGTTTCCGAAGTCCTCGGCGTCAAGCGCGAGCAGATCGAGGGCGTCCGCAATCCGGACGAGAACCTGGTCGAGCGAATCGATACCGGCGAAAACCAGCTCCGGCGCCTCGCGGCGGAGTTCCTCAAATCCCAAGGCCAGCGCCCAGTCGATGACGCCACGGTGGTCCCGCTCCGCGTGCGCGAGGAGATCGAAGCATGACGAACGTAACTTTCCCCATTCGGCCGCAGGTGGCGCGCGACCCCGACGGCCGGATCACCATCTACGTCGGCGGTTCGTACCAGACCATGGAGATCGATGTGGCCATGGCCATGCACCGCGCCATGGGTGAAGTGCTCGCCATCTCTGGTTGCCGCGTCCTCACCTGCGTCTACTGTGGCAAGGAGTACCCGCAGGGCACGCCGGCGGCCGGCAATGCGGTGCTGACCGACCACATCAAGGTCTGCGAGAAGCATCCCCTGCGCAAGGCCGAGGCAAAGATTGCGCGCCTGCGCTCAGCGTTGATGGGCTTCATGGGGGTGTCCTCGGTCAAGGATCTTCGGAAGCTGGAAGCCGGCATTAATCTCCTGCCGGTGTCGAAGGAGGATCGAGCGATAGCCCTTGCCGCCATCCAGGAGTTGCTGGACGTGGCCGACGAGGAGGCGGTCGGCGATATGGCGTTGAAGGCCAAACGAATTGAGTTCCTTGCCTCGCTTCAGAGCAACCACTTCTATCTGACGCGCAATGCCGAGCAGGCGCCGAACTATCAGACCGCGAGCAAGTGGATCGAGGAAGAGCGGCAGGACTTCGACGACGTGCCGGCCGAAGAACTGCAGCGGATGAAGGACGCTGACACGATCTGGTGCCTCCATGTGTATCCGGACACGCCGATCGGCTTCTGGCGGATCTACGGCGCCACCATCGAATCGGTGATCGACCGCGCCATGGCCATGCTGGCCGACGAAGGTGGCCAGTAATGGGCTGGTCTATCGGATATGACCGCCGGTGGAAGCGTGACGTTGGCTATGGCGTGCCGGCGACTTGCGACTACCCCGGGTGCAACGCTGAGATCAACCGTGGTCTCGCGTATGTGTGTGGCGGTGAGCCATACGGCGGCGAACACGGCTGCGGCCTCTATTTCTGCGATGCCCACCAGCTGATCGCCGGCGACAGGCGCAACAACGTCCAGCTGTGCAGCCGTTGCTACGGCGGCCGAGGCGGTCCGTACAAACCCACTCCGGATACTCCGGAATGGATCCACCACAAACTGACGGATGAGAGCTGGAAGCGCTGGCGGGAAACGAACGTCCACGAGGTGGCGCAGCTCGTGTCCCAGCTTGCAAAGCAGCCTTTCACCGGTGCCCGAGCAGCCAGCCAGGAGGGGCCTACCCCGTGATCATCAAGCGAATTGAAGGATTCTCGAAGGTGTTCGGTGCACCGCCCGACTGGAACGGCGAGGACATGTCTTGTGGCGCCCTGCCGGTGCTCGAGGTGATGACGCCGGAAGGCCCTTTCATGGTGTCGGCCTGGGAGCCGACGGCAGACGAGCTGAAAGCCATCATCGCCGGGGAGACCATCAAGCTATGGATCCGAGGCACCGGGCATCCGGTGGTGGCGCTGACGGTCGGAGCTGTGTCATGACCGCTGACGGAGAAGCGGGCAAGGCCATGGAATTTATCCCGTTGCCCCTGGAAGACGAGGTAATGGCCGCCGTCAAGCGCTACCCAGGTCGCGTCACATACTTCATCCGTAACTCGGTGCTGTTCGTCTACCCGGGCATCACGACGGCCAAGGTGCGGCGAGTCCTCATGCGGCTGGAAAAGGTGGGGAGTGTGAAGCGCGTTCCTTCGGTGTATGCGCGCGATATCGCTTGGGCGGTGACCGAGGCTGGCCAGGCATGAAGCAGACGCCCCTCAAGCGAAAGACCCCGCTGCGCCAGGTGTCGGAGAAGCGGAAGTTCGCCGCTATGACGCCGGCGGTGCGGCGGCCCGCCAAGCTGGCGCCGGGCAAGGCCCTCAAGGCTGTTTCCATCCGACCCCGCGCGCGCCGCCTGCGGCAGGGCCGGAGCACTGACAAGCCGAACGCCGCCGAGCAAGCGCGGTTCGGCCATATCTGGGCCTTGGGTTGCGTGGCCTGCATGCTCGGCGACCAGCGCGGGTATGGCCGTGCGCAGGTCCATCACCTGACAATCGGTGGCAAGCACGGACAGAAGCGCCGCGGCCACGTCTTCACTATCGGCCTGTGCGGCTGGCACCACCAGGGCGAGCGCCCGCACGGCATGCACGAGCGGGACGCCCGGAAGCTGTATGGCCCCAGCTACGCGCTGCATGCCCGGGCCTTCCGCCAGGTCTATGGCCATGACGACGAGCTGCTCTCCTACCAGAACACCCTTATAGCGCGCCGCGTCGAGGCGCTGGCCGGAATCACCCAGACAGGGGCATCTTCATGAACTTTGCAAAGCTGCTGGCGCGCCTGAATCAGACGACTGTGAGATACGACATCGGCATGGGTGGTCGACCGGAACTCACTGCGCAAGACATTGCCGCGGCCCTTGGACTGGTCCAGCCTGGCATTGGCCGAGACCTGATGGAGATGATCTGGTGGCCGGAGGGCGCCAAGCTGCGAATCGCCTATCTGAACGCGGTGCTGACGGAAATGCAGCTCGTCGAGCACAACCGCCGCGAGCAGGCAATGTACAGCGCACTTGCCGGAGTGGCCGTCGGCCCACTTGGTGAAGAGCGTATCCGTGCGCACTCGGCCTACAGCCACGCTCATAGCCGGCGCTGGCCAGCTTGGATCAAGCGGCTCGATCCGTTGGAAGTGGCGGAAGGATATGAGGGCATTCGCGCGACGGTACTGCTGGAACTGGCACGGCCACGACATTGCCAGACATGCGAAGGGCGAGGCGAGATTTTCAAGCGAGACCTGGTCGTGGCGTGTGCGCGGTGCGAGGGATCAGGCACGCGTGAGTTCGGGCCAACGTGGCGCGCCGAGCAGATGGGCATGACCGAGCAGGCGTTCAAAAAGACCTGGGAGGGACCGTACCTCTGGTTGCTCGATCGGCTCCGCGGCGAGTTGGAAAAGGCCGAGAACTCCCTGCGTGGCGCTCTTGCCTAAAACCCAACTTTCGCGGTTACAACTACGTCAGTAAACTGCCTTGGACGCTTCGTGCGACCGAAGCAAATTCACTCCAAGCCCCGCCATTGTGCGGGGCTTTTTCTTGGGCTGGCGACGCCAGCGCCGCATTCCTGCGCGCCCATAGGTTGATATGCCGGGTAAGCCCTGCGGGGGACGTCCGGTCGCAGGGATCTATCCGTTGAACAGGGGCGATCATGGAACAGTCTGGATTGGCGCGTGAGGTTGCAGCCGCCGCGGCCAAGGTGACGCCGATCGCCGGCTTCATTCTCGGCAAGGCCAGTGGCTGGGGGCCGCAAGAGTGGTCCTACGTCTGCATGGCAGGGTATGCGGTGCTGCAAGCCGCTCACCTGATGTGGAAGTGGCGCAAAGAGGCGAAGAAGCCATGAGCGGGTCGCGCGGCAAGCTAGTGGCTGGTGCGCTGGCGCTGCTGCTGTCGACTGCTGCCGCGTTCGTGCAGCCGTGGGAGGGCAAGAAGAATGACCCCTACACGGACATTGCCGGTGTTCCCACGGTCTGCATCGGCCATACGGGCAGCGATGTGCAGGCGCGCCACTACTCGGATGCCGAGTGCGATGACCTACTGAAGGCGGACCTGGCTAAGGCCAATTCGATCGTGCGTCGGTGCATCACCGTGGCAATGACGACTGGTCAGGAAACGGCGCTGACCAGCGCGGCATTCAACATCGGACCATCGGTCGTGTGCGGATCGACCCTTGCCAGGCTGGCCAACAGCGGCGACTGGGCTGGCGCGTGTGCACAGCTCGATCGCTGGGTCTATGCCGGCGGTCGGCGTGTCGACGGGTTGGTGCGACGGCGTGCTGCTGAGCGCGCCCTATGCGAGGGCAGGGCATGACCATCTGGGCCAAGTTCGCAGCATTCCTGCTGGTGCTTGGCGCCGTCTATGCGTGGGGACATCACGATGGCGGCCAAGCCGGCGCCTTACGTCTGGCCGAAGTTACTGCGAGCCAGGCACGCCTCGCGCAAGGCGTTGCTGAGAAGGCCGCCGCGGCAGAGCGCATGGCCCGCGCTGCCGAACGGGCGCAAGCAGCTGCATTCAACGCGAAAGACCAGCAATACCAACAGGACCTTCGCCATGCGAAAGATGATGCGAGCCAGCTTGCTTCTGATCTGCGTGCTGCTCGCCAGCGGCTGCGCGGACCATGGCGATGTGCGGCCAGTGTGCCCAGCGCTGCAGCTGGTACCGCCGGACCTGATGCAGGAGCCGACGACCGAGCAGCGAGTGCGGGGCGAATTGTTGGAGCCGCCGCCGCATGTGACGCCCAGGTCCGCGGACTCCAAGCCATCCTGAGGGCGGAGCGGTCCACTGACGGTAGGTGAGGCAATGACCGGGTTCAGTCCCACCGTCGATGTTCAGAACATGATGGGCCGCATGTCGGCGTGCGGCGCACAGCAGTATGAGGGCATGAGAGACCAAGTCGTCTGGTGCAGTCGTGGGTAGGTTGAAGACGCTGCGGCCGCGGCTTGGGTCTCTCGGGGCACGCGTGCAGTGGGCGCCGACGCCGTCGGAGAAGCGCATCACTGGTCGCGCGCTTCAGCGCCGGCGGCAACGGATATGGACGCAGGACCCCCGTTGTGCCCATTGCGGGCGTGTCACCGAGTACCCGTCAGGCTTCGAGCTCGACCATCGCGTGCCGCTACATCAGGGCGGCGACGATGTCGACTCGAACTGCCAGGTGCTGTGCGCCGGCCCCGATGGATGCCATGCCCGCAAGACCGCCGGCGACGCAGGGCGTCGACCCGATCCACCGGGTGTTCGGCGCAGGTGAGAACGACTCTCATCATATATAGGGGGGGTAAAAAGTCTGGTCCGTTCAGGTAGCGGAAACCGACCGTCCTCTCACGTAGAGATTTTTTCCCCTTTTTGAAACCGCAATTTTGATGCGCAGGAAATCAAACAGCCCGCGCTGCTATGCGGTTTTTGATTTCTTCTGGAGTGCGTGACATGCCACGTGGAGGCCCTCGACCCGGAGCCGGGCGCAAGCCGCTGTCCGAGGCTGAGAAGGCGCGCGCGCGCGCCGGCCGGGCGGCGAAGCGGCGGCCAGGCGCTTCGAAGGGCAAGGCGCCGACTCGCACCTCGGTGAAGCCGAAGAAGGCCGCGCCGCCAGCGCGCTCGGCGCGACCGGCTGTGGAAGCGGGCGAGACGCCGCCGGAGCAGCTGGACCCGCTCAGCTACATGCTGAAGGTGATGAATAACCCTCGGGCGACGCCGGAGCGGCGCGACCGGATGGCCGTTGCCGCGGCCCCGTTCGTTCATGGCAAGGTGGCGGAGAAGGGTAAGAAGGATCAGCGCCAGGCCGGCGCCCAGGTCGCCAGCCAGGGCAAGTTCTCTTCGGCGGCGCCCCCGCGCAGCCCTCGCGTGAACTGATTGTATGGAGTGGACAACCGCCTGCCCGGACTGGGCGGATCGGCTGCGCGCGCGAAAATCGATCATTCCGAAGCCCATCTATCCGGATGAGGCCGAGGCGGCGCTCAACGTCTTCAAGCAGCTGCGCATAGTCGACGCGCCGCATAGCCCGACGTTCGGTGAGGCCTGCGAGCCATGGGTATTCGACTTCGTCGCGGCCATCTTCGGCGCGTACGACGCGGAGACGGGCAGGCGCCTTATCCGCGAAGCGTTCATGCTGATTCCGAAAAAGAACAGCAAGAGCACGATCGCAGCCGGAATCATGATCACCGCCCTCGTGCGCAACTGGCGCACCTCGGCCGAACTGATCATCCTGGCTCCGACGATCGAGATCGCTAACAACTCGTACAATCCGGCACGCGACATGGTCCGGGCGGACGAAGAGCTGAGCGAGTTGCTTCACGTGCAGGACCACGTCCGCACGATCACGCATCGCATGACCAACGCCACCCTGAAGGTGGTGGCCGCCGACAACGAAACCGTCGGCGGCAAGAAGGGCGCCTGGATCCTCATCGATGAGGAATGGATCTTCGGCAAGCGTCCGAAGGCCGGCAACATGTTCCGCGAAGCCACGGGTGGCCTGGCCTCAAGGCCCGAAGGCATCGTCATCAAGCTTTCGACGCAGTCGGACGAGCCGCCGGCGGGGGTGTTCAAGAAGGACCTGGCGCGCGCGCGCGCCGTTCGCGACGGCAAGATCGTCGATCCGAAGTTCCTGCCGGTCATCTATGAATTTCCGGAGGAAATGCAGAAAGCCAAGGCGTATCTGGACCCTGCCAACTTCCATTTTGTGAACCCGAACCTGGGGCGATCAGTAGACGAGGAGTTCCTTACTCGCGAATTGATGAACGCGCAGTTCGATGGCGAGGAATCCCTGCAGAGCTTCCTCGCGAAGCACTTCAACATCGAGATTGGCCTGGTCCAGGCGGATGACAACTGGGCGGGCGCCGAATTTTGGGAAGACGCCTCCGAGCAAGGACTGACGCTGGACCAGATCCTGGAGCGAATCGAGGTGGCCGTCGTTGGTATCGATGGCGGTGGCCTGGACGACTTGCTCGGCCTGGTTGTTCTGGGGCGCGAGAAAGAAACGCGGCGCTGGCTGCACTGGTCGCATGCGTGGGCCCACAAGGTCGTGCTAAAGCGGCGCAAGGACATTGCGACGAAGCTGGACGACTTGAAGAAGTTGGGCGACCTGACACTCGTGGAGCAGCCCGGCGACGACGTCGATGCGGTTGCCGAGATCATCTGTCGCATCCGTGACCTGAACCTGCTGGCAGAAGAGAAGCCGATCGGCGTCGACCCGGCGGGTGTGAATGACATTGTCGACGAACTAACCGCACCGGATTGCGGGTTCGAGATCGATCAGATCGTCGCTGTCTCGCAGGGTTGGCGATTGAACAGTGCGATCAAGACCACGGAGCGCAAGGTCGCCGGCGGCGAGCTGTTGCACTGCGGACAAGAACTGATGGCCTGGTGCGTCGGTAATGCCAAGGTGGTTCCCATCGGGAACGCCGTCCTGGTAACGAAGCAAGCCAGTGGCAAAGCAAAGATTGACCCGCTCATGGCCACATTTAACGCCGTGGCGCTGATGTCGCTTAACCCCGAAGCAAGAAACGCCTCTGTGTACGAGTCGCGCGGCATTCGCGTCCTGTAAGGAATCCCATGAGCATCTTCGACAAGCTTCCCTGGCGGGCGGCCAGGGAGGTGGCTGCGCGCGCGCAGCCCCGGTCGCGCGGCCCATCGGATGCCGTAGCACAGACCAAGGAATTCAGCGGCCTGAACGACCCAGCGCTGCTGGAATACATCCGCCGCGGCCAGGCTGGCGGCGACTACGGCCGGCGCATGGCCGAGCTCCGCAACATGACGGCACTTCGGTGTGTTTCGCTGATTTGCGAATCGATGGGCATGTTGCCCCTCAACCTGATCCGCAATGACGCGAGCAAGGCCCTCGCTATCGAGCATCCGGCCTATCGGCTTCTGAAGCGCAAACCGAATTCGTGGCAGACGCCATACGAGTTCAAGAGCCAGATGCAGCTCAACGTGCTCACGCACGGCAACGCCTATGCGCGAGTCGTGTGGTCCCGCGGCAACCCCATCGGGCTTTACCCCATGGATCCTCGGGCTGTGAGCGCCACGCTCTCCGACGACTGGCAGATTACCTACCGGTACACGCGGCCCGATGGCGCAACGGTCGATCTTGTGTCCAAGGAAGTCCTCCATCTGCGCGACCTGAGCGCCGACGGTGTGCTCGGCATGTCCCGTATGCGCCTGGCCCACGATGCCCTGGAGCTGGCGAAGGATGCCGAGCGGGCGGCCTCGCGCGTGTTCCGCACTGGCGTCATGGCCGGCGGCGCCATTGAGGTCCCCAAAGCGCTGTCCGACGTGGCCTATGGCCGCATGCGCCAGTCGCTGGACGAGGACTATGCCGGCGCGGAGAACGCGCAGAAGTGGATGTTGCTGGAAGAGGGCGCGAAGTCGAACCCGTTCCAGGCCACCTCGGCAGCATCGCAGCATATCGAGAACCGGAACGCCCAGATCGAAGAGGTTCTGCGCGCCTTCGGCGTGCCCAGGCCGCTGGCCATGATGGACGACACCAGCTGGGGTTCCGGTATCGAGCAGCTCGGCATCTTCTTCGTCCAGTACGGCCTGGCGCATTGGTTCACCTGCTGGGAGCAGGCCTGCGGCCGAGTCCTGCTCGATGACTCCGAGCTCGAGGACCTGATCGTGAAGTTCAACGAGCGCGCGCTCCTGCGCGGAACGTTGGCGGACCAGGCCGAGTTCTTCGCCAAGGCGCTCGGTGCCGGCGGCCAGCGCCCGTGGATGACGCAGAACGAGGTTCGCGAGAACTCGGACCTGCCCGAATCGAGCGATAGCGAAGCCAACCAGCTTCGAAACCCGATGACCCAACCGAGGAAACCCAATGAGCCTCCTGCCGCTGCCTGAGGTCCAGGCCGATGCGCGCCTGGCGCATATCAATTTCGACATCCGCCCCGATGCGCTGGAGTCGTGGGAGCCCGAGCTGCAGGCGGCCGCGTCGGATCCGGCGACCTCGATTTCGATTTATGGACCCATCGGTCCGACGTTCGACGGCACCGGCGTGACGGATCGCGCCGTGGCCGCTGCACTTCGGTCGATGGGGGACAAGGACGTCACCGTCAATGTGAACTCGCCCGGTGGCAACTATTTTCAAGGCGTCGCCATCTACAACCTGCTGCGGCAACACAAAGGCAAGGTCACGATCAATGTGCTCGGCATGGCGGCGTCTGCGGCTTCGCTGATTGCCATGTCGGGCGACGACATCCTGATGGGCGAAGGCGCCCGCATGATGATCCACAACGCCTGGGGGGTGGCCATTGGCAACCGCCATGACATGGCCGCCGCGTCGGAGCAGCTCGCGCCGCTCGATGCGGACATGGCCAAGGCCTACGCCGGCCGCAGCGGCATCGCCGCGGATGACGTCGCGTCGATGATGGACAAGGAAACGTGGATGTCCGCCGGCGACGCGATCGCGAAGGGTTTCGCGACGGGAAATCTCCCCGCGTCCAGCGTCAACAAGGACCGAAAGTCCGCCGGCACGCGGAAAGCCATGGCCCTCGTTGAAGCAGCCCTTTCCCAGTCCGGCATGTCGCGCTCCACGCGCCGCGACACCCTCAAAGCCCTGTTTACCGGCATGCCGAGCGCTGCCGAAACCGCCACGCCGAGCGCTGGCAACGACGACGAAATCGCAGCTCTGCTGCGAAACACCATCTCCACTCTGCGAGGCACAACCCCATGAACATGAAGACCAAAATCCCGCGCGGCCTGGTGTCGGTGCGAGCCGATGGCGGCTCGGCCAACGCCGGTGAACTGAAGACGTTGGTCGAGTCGCTCAACAAGGCCTTCGCCGACTTCAAGGCCGAACACAACCAGCAGCTGGAAGACATCAAGAAGGGCAACGCCGATGCCCTCCAGGCGCTGAAGGTCGAGAAGATCAACGACGAGATCGGCAACCTGCAGGCGTCCATCGACGACATCAGCACCAAGATCGCTGCGGCCCAGATGAATGGCGGCGGCCGCAAGCTGCGCGACGCGGCCTACTCGGAAGCGTTCCACGCCCACTTCCAGAAGGGCGAGGTCAGGGCCGACCTGAACAAGGGCGCCGCCGGCGAGGGTGGGTACCTCACCCCGGTCGAGTGGGATCGCACCATCACGGACAAGCTGGTGGAAGTGTCGCCCTTCCGGCAACTGGCAACGGTGCAGCCCGTGGGCGGCGACGGCTTCACGAAGCTGTACAACGTGGGCGGCACGGCCTCCGGCTGGGTCGGCGAAACCGATCCGCGCACCAAGACCGGTACGCCGAGCTTCCAGTCGCTGGGCTTCGGCTGGGGCGAGATCTATGCCAATCCGGCGGCGACGCAGCAGATCCTCGACGACAGCGAGATCGATCTGGAAGCGTGGCTGGGTGGGGAGGTGCAGATCGAGTTCGCGAAGCAGGAAGGCGTAGCGTATGTCGCTGGCAACGGCGACAAGAAGCCCTTCGGAATCCTGACCTACGTCACGGGCGGCGCCAATGCGGGCAAGCATCCGTTCGGCGCCATCCAGGCGGTCAACAGTGGCGCGGCGGCGGACATCACCGCGGAAGGCCTCGTCGACCTGATCTACGACCTGCCCACCTCCTTCACGGGCAACGCCAGATTCGCCGCCAACCGCCGCACCTTCGGCGCGATTCGCAAGCTGAAGAATGCGCAGGGTGACTTTCTTTGGCAGCCCGGCCTGACCGCGGGTCAGCCTGCCACTGTTTGCGGTTTCCCGACGAGCGAGTTGCCGGATATGCCGGACGTCGCCGCCAATGCGGTGGCGGCTCTGTTCGGTGACTTCAAGCGCACCTACCTGATCCTGGATCGCGTCGGCGTGCGGATCCTGCGCGACCCGTTCACCAACAAGCCGTTCATCCAGTTCTATACCACCAAGCGGGTCGGTGGCGGTGTGCATAACCCCGAGCCGATGCGCGCGCTGAAGATCTCGGCGTAAGCCTTCCAACAGCCTAAGAAGGTGGCCGGTTCGCCGGCCACCTTGGAGAGTGATATGGCGAAGTTCAGCAAGGCATTCAAAGGCGTCAAGGACGGCGATATCTACCCGACCAGCTTCGCAAAGGGCGCGGACTGTCCGCCGGAACTGGAGGAAGCCGCGGCATCCGTCGGCGCCCTCGCGGCGGATAAGCCACAGAAGCCTACCAACGACAACAGCAGTAAGTAGTCGCCGGCAATGAGCATCGTGTCTCTCGATGAAGCCCGCGCCCATTGCAGGGTCGATGCGGGCTACCCGGCGGACCAGTTGCAGGGATATCTGGATGCGGCGATCCATGCCGCGGCGGACTACCTCAATCGCGACATATTCGCCGACTCGGACGCTCTGGACGCGGCAATGGACGCTGTGCCTGGTGCGATCGGGCAGGCCAGCGACGCCTACGAGGCCGCCAGGGCTGCGGCAAGCGGAATGACCAATGCTGCTGCGGCGTCTGCAGCGTTGTCGATCGCGGAACAGCGGTGGGCGATTGCCCAGCATTTGGCGACGCGAACCAGATTCGGAATCGTGGCGACGCCATCGATCGCCGCGGCGATCAAGTTGACGCTAGGTCACTTGTTCGCGAACCGCGAATCGGTGGTCAGCGGCGTCAATGCGGCGGCGGTCGAGTTGCCGCTTGGCGTGCAGTACCTGCTAAGCCCTTACCGCAGGGTGATGATGCCATGAGCATTGCAGCGGGCGACCTCGATCGGCTGGTCACGATACGTAAACGCGCTGGTGTCGACGCGGCTGGCCAGCCACTCGATACCTGGGTCAATGTAGCGGTCAGCGTATGGGCCAACATCGGCGGCCAGACTGGCAAGGGCGCGATCTTCAGGCCGCAGGCCGATGTGCCGGCCGCGGTGAAGCGCTACAGCGTTCGCGTGCGCTATCGCACCGATGTCATGGAAGGCATGCAAGTCCTGGAACATGGCGCCGACGGATTGCCCGACGAGGCATCGGCCATGCGCATCGTATTGGTCCAGATGGACAAGGCTCGCCGCCAATGGACAGACCTCGTCTGCGAGGTGGGTGGCAACAATGGCTGATCCCATCAAGGCGAAGTTCGACACTTCTGGCTGGGAGCGCGGACTCCAACAGCTGCTCGGGCCGGCGCGGATTAGTCTCGCGCGCACCATGGCGGTGGCCGGCGGCCGCGTTCTACGCGACGAAGCGAAGGTGCTGGCGCCTGTCGGCACCCTCGAAGAAGGAAGCATCTATCCGGGCGCGTTGCGCGATGCCATCTACGTCGCCTACAAACCAGCGAGGTCGATAGATTCGGCGCAGGTCTATTCGGTCAGCTGGAACGCCAAGAAAGCCCCGCATGGACACCTACTGGAATTCGGCCACTGGCGAACGAACGTCTCCTACACGGGAAAGGACGGCGAGTGGTATTCGAACCCGAATGTGAAGCTCCCCAAGCCAGTTTGGATTCCGGGCCACGCCTTCCTTCGCCGCTCGTTGGGCGCGATGGATCGAGCACGGGCCGCGATGATGGATGCCGGCCGGAAGCGGCTCTTCGAGCTGCTGGCAGATCCGACCGCGGATGAAGAGGTCCCCAATGGCTGACGAAGACACCCTCGAAGCGGCGCTTGCTGCTTTGCTCGGGCCGCTCGTCGCTGGCCGCATCTATCCAGATACCGCGCCGGACGATCCCGAGTTCCCCTTGATCATCTACCAGCAGGTGGGTGGCAAGGCCTATCAGTACCTGGAAAAGAAGCTTCCAGATTACCGCCATGCGCGGATGCAGATCATGGTCTGGTCCAAGCGTCGACTTGAAGCGAGCCGGATATCTCTTGAAGTTGGGCGGCTGATCATCGAGAGCCCTCTTATCGCCGAGTCCTACGGCGAGCCGGCATGGATGCCAAACGACGTACTCCACATTCGCGGCACGCGTCAGGACTTCGGGATCTGGTTCCCTCGCTGATCCGCCCACTTCCGAAGCCACTTTCCACATGCCCGGCCCTGGCCGGGCACTTTCGTTTCAACGCCAGAGGAAACCACCATGAGCTCGATTTTCCCGAACGGCACGCGGTACTCCGTGTCGAAGACCCTGGCGGCGGCCGTCGCCATCAGCGCCATCAGCAACGCCAACCCCGCCGTTGCGAGCGCCGCCACGCCGCCGGCCGACGGCTCGATCGTCATTCTGACCAGCGGCTGGGGCGATCTGCAGCCGGTGGCGCGCACGAAGGGCGGCACGGCCAACAACTTTCAGCTGGAGCGTGTCGACACGACAGATACCGTCGACTTTCCGGCCGGGCAGGGCGCTGGTTCCTTCGCGCTGGTCTCCGACTGGTTCGAAATCGACCAGGTGCGCAACAGCGCAATCACCGGCGGCGAGCAGCAGTTCTTCACGTACCAGTACGTCAACGACAGGAAGAGCCTGCAGAAGCAGAAGCCGACGTTCAAGACGCCGGTGGTGATCACGCTGACGCTCGACTACGACCCGGACAAACCCTGGTACGACGGGCTGATCGCCGCCGACGAGCTGAAGGATCCGATCGTGCTGCGGGCGATCCTCCCGAACGGGCAGGAGATGTACTACTACGCCTACCCGTCCTTCAATCCCGAGCCGATCGGCCCGGCCAACGAGAACCAGACCAACACCGCGACGTTCTCGCTGCTGGTGCCCTCGATCCGCTATCCGAAGGTGGCCTGATGTTCAAGATCGAGCCGAATCCGACGTTCCCGGCCACCATTACGGTGGTCGGGCAGGGGCGCGAGCAGACCCTGGAAGTGGTGTACAAGCACCACACGCTCGAGGAGTACGAAGCGTTGCTCAACGATATACACGAGGGCCGGAAGACGGCCATCGAGGCGGCGCTGGAGTTGACCGAAAGCTGGAACGCGGATATGGAGCTTTCCGCCGAAACCCTCGACCGCCTGCAGAAGGTGCAGCCTGGTTGCGTCGGCCTGATCATCGGGGCCTTCGGCCAGGAGTTGATGGTCGCGCGCAAGGGAAACTGATCGACGCGGTGCGGGCGCTGTACTGGCAGCGCCCCACCGCGGCTCAGCAGTCGGCCGCTGGACTATGCGCGGAGGATTTTCCCGCGCCGGAAGTCGGCCTATGGCCAGAGAACTGGCCGCCCATCCAGCTTTTCCTGCGCATCTCCACCCAGTGGCGCGTCGGCGCCGGCGGCGCAGTAGGCCTGGACTACAACGTGCTCTTTCACGAACTCGACCGGGCAAAGCTGGGCGATGACGCCTACGACGACCTGTTTGCTGCGATCCAGCTCATCGAACAAACAGCGCTCGAAGAACTCTATAAGGAATAGCGATGTCCACTGAAGGCGAAAGCATCGGCACTGCGCGCCTTGATGTAGTGGTCGATACTGCACAGTTCGACACGGCGATTGTGTCGGCGGAGCGCCGTGTCAGTTCCATGTCGCAGTCGGCGCAGGCTGCTTACAACCAGCTATCTAGTGCCGAAAAGCGCCGAGTCGACGGCCTTATCAAGCAGGCTGACACACTCAACCTAACGCGGCAGCAGCAGATCCTCTATAACGCCGCAATCAAGGGCATACCAACCAGCATCCTCGATGAGCTGAAAGCAAAATTTGTTGCCGCGGAAGTTGCTTCGGCAAATGCGGCGAGTGGCGCCAAGGCTCTCGGCGATGCGTTGAAGGGATCATCGCTCAGTGATGCTCAGCTTCTAAAGGCCAACCAAGCGCTAGCCGCGTTTCGAGTCAATGTCGAAGCGGCGAACGCGGCAAATCTAAAGGCGCCGAGCCTCGGCGATCAGCAAATATTCAAGGCCAACCAGGCGCTGGTCGCCTACAGGGCAAATATCGAAGCAGCCAGTGCGGCGAATCTCAAGGCTCCTAGCCTGGGTGATGCCCAAATTTTTAAAGCCAACCAGGCGCTTGCTACCTACAGGGCGAATGCTGAAGCTGCCCGCGATGCCTCGCAAGCTCTTGCTGAGAGTGATGCCGCGCAGACAGCGCGTATACGGGAGATGGTGCAGGCATCGACGGCGCGCACAAGTGCCGAACAGGCGGCAATTGCTGCCAAACAAAAATCCGTCAGCGCGTCGGACCTTGAGCGCGCTGCAACGGACAAGCTGCGGAAGTCGGCTGACGATCGAAACAGCATTGCACAGCGGGCCCAGGCCATACTCGCCGCCGAGGCAAGGTCACGTCAGCAGTCGACTTCTTCAGTGCAGGCCGAAGCCGCTGAGCTACAGAAGCTGCTGGGCAAGATTGATCCCGTATCTTCGGCCCTCGACAAGCTCGATCGCATGGAGGGTCAGTTGCGGGCAAGCCGCGCCAAGGGACTTATCAGCAAGGACGACTACGACGCCTACGCGGCGAAGATCGCCAAGACCCGCGAAGAGGTGACCAAGGCGGATGCCGCCATGGGGCATTTCACCTTCAGCTCGGCCGGTGTGCGCCGCGAGATCGGTGTCATGGTGGGTGAGCTGGCGCGCGGCAACTTCTCGAACCTGGAAGGATCCCTGATTACCCTGGCCAACCGCGCCGGCGTGCTCAGCGCCGCGTTTTCACCGATCGGCGCTCTCGTCGGGGCAGCGGTGCTGGCGATCGGCGGCTTGGCCGCCGCCGCCATTGCCGGCTCCCTGGAGCAGGACAAGCTCAATGCCTCGATCATCGCCACAGGCAACTATGCGGGTGTGACGGCTGGCCAGGTCAATGCCATGGCCGAGCAGCTCGGGCGCACCACCGGTGGCACCGGCAAGGCCCGGCAGGAGCTGGAGCTCCTGGTGGCATCGGGCAAGGTCACCGGTGACCGGCTTGCCGAGGCGGCGCAAGGCGCGGCGGACTTCGCGTTTGTCACTGGCGAAAGCATCGACAAGGCGGTGGAGCACTTCGTCAAGCTGCAGGACGACCCGGTCAAGTCGATCAAGGGGCTAGACGAGCAGTATCACTTTCTGACGCTTTCCCAGTACGAAAACATCAAGGCGTTGCAGGAGCAGGGCGATGCGGAGGCCGCCGCGGCCATCAGCCAGACCGCTGCTGCCCAGGCATTTGCACAGCGAGCGGCGCAGGTTCGGTCCGAGCTAGGATCGATCCAGCGCGCATGGATCTCTGTCCGGGAAGCGGCATCAGAAGGCTGGGATGCCATCAAGGGTGTGGGCCGGCCCACGTCGCTGCAGGAGGATGCCGCACATTACAAGGAACTCGCCGACACCTACAAAGAGAACCTTATGGCTGCCTTCGGGCAGTCGGATTCCCAGGCCGAGGCAAACCCGGTCGTACAGCGCAACCGGCAATTGCAGAACTCGCTTGCGGCGGGCGCCGACCTCGAGCGTTGGGCAGCCCAGACGGAGGCCGACAACCAGAAAATCCGCACGGAAGCGAAGAAAGCCAGCGACGTTATGGACGGCTTTCTGAAATCCGCAAAGGCGGACAAGGACAAGGCCGCCGAATACGCTGCGGTGAAGAAGGCGACGGCAACGCTCATAGCAGCGAACCCGGCCGACCGCGCAACCTACGAGAAAAACGAGAGGGACGCTCTCAAGGAGATCGACAAGAAGTTCACCGACCGATCGGCTGCCTCTGCCACGAAGGCCGTCAATACCGCTGAGGAATCTGGCCAGGTCAAAGCGTTCAAGGAAAGCCTGGCTCAGCTGGACGATGCGTTCAAGAACAGCCAGCGGGAATTGGATGCAGCGCGCAAGTCGGGACTTTCTTCCGAGGCGCAGTACTACAAGGAATCGCAGGACCTGCTGTGGAAGAACGAAGCCGCGCAGATAACGGCTATCCAGGCGGAGATTGATCGACTCGAAAAGCGCAAGGTTGCCGGCGCGGATGGCATCAAGAACACAACTCGTATCGCCGACCTGCAGGCACAGGCCAGCAAGATCGAAGCGGATGCCATCTCGAAGAGCAATGCGCTGGGTGAACAGCAGCGTGCCTCCTATGAGAAGCGTCAGCAGGCGATCGATGCGTATCGTCTTGCTCTGGACAAGACCAATGATTCGCTCGAACTTCAGGTCAACGCAGAGATTGCCCGAATTGGCATGGGTGATCGCCAGTACACCATCCAGCAGCGCGTCAATCAGGCCTATCAGGAGCAGGCCGAGAAGCTCCAGGATCTGGCGCTCAAGCGGCAGGCGGGTTCCCGCGGCGAGGTCGGTGGCCTTGATCAGGACCAGTACGAGGCCGATGTGGCTGCGCTGCAGAGCGCGACCGAGCGGCGCGTGGCCATCATCCGTGACGGCTACGAGCGCATGGCCGCGGCCGAGTCTGACTGGCGCAATGGTGCAGAGCGGGGACTCGAAGACTGGGTGCAGCAAGCAGGCAACAGTTCGAGCCAGGTTGCGTCGTTTACCACTAACGTCCTGGATTCCACAACGTCCTTCCTTGTCGACCGCCTGACGTCTAAGAAGCAGACGCTCAAGGCATGGGTGGCAGATGTCCTAAAAGACTTGGCTACGATCGAGCTTCGCGTGGCTGCGTCGAGGTTGCTCAGCAGCATCGTCGGTGCCTTTACCGGCATGCCGTCGACGGGCGTAGCCTTGTCCGGCCCCGCGTCCTACACCGGCCAGGGGGTGGCCGGCGACATCGCCAACTTCGCGTTCAATGCCAAGGGCAACGTCTATTCGTCGCCCGACCTGTCGGCGTACTCGGGCAAGGTCGTCAATCGGCCGACGGTCTTCGCGTTTGCGCGCGGCGCCGGCGTGATGGGCGAGGCCGGTCCCGAAGGCATCCTGCCACTCACCCGGACCTCCGGCGGCAAGCTGGGCGTGCACGCGGTGGGAGGTGGCGGCGACGTGGTGTTCAATCAGACCGTCAACTTCAACGGCGATGGTTCGGTGACGGAACAGACCACTGGTGGGGGCCAGGGTGAACTTGGCCAGCAGCTCCTGACGCGCATGCGTGACACGGCGCGCCAGGTCGTGGTCGAGGAACAGCGCCCGGGCGGCATACTCTGGAGGATGCAGCGTGCCTGACATATTCACTTGGCGCCCGATCAACAATCCGGTAGGGCAGGTCACGCTCCGCGTGCGGAGGGCGCAGTTCGGCGACGGCTACTCGCAAGAGGTTCAGGACGGCATCAACAACAAGGTGCAGTCGTGGCCGTTGCAGTTCGTTGGCTCGCGCGCGGAAATGCAGGCCCTGTCCGACTTCCTGGACGCACACGCCGGTGCCATCGGCTTCCTATGGACGCCGCCGGTGGGCGTGCAGGGCCTCTACAAGGCCGCGTCCTACAGCCCTGGCTACGAGGGCGGCGACGTCTACACCATCTCCACCACGTTCGAACAGAAGTTCTCGCCATGACCATCGCCGCCGATGTCCAGAAGCTCGAACCGGGCGCCCTCGTCGAACTGTACGAACTCGATGCCACCTTTATCACCGGCGGTGGCGTCGGCGATGTGCTCCGCTTCCACGGCTATACCCAGCAGGGCACGATCCTGTGGCAGGGCCAGGAATACTCGCCTTGGCCGATCCAGGCCGACGGCTTCGAACTTACGCCGGACAAGCCGCCGATGCCGACGCTGCAGGTCGGCAACGCCAATGGCCAGATCACGGCGTTGTGCCTCGCCTACCAGGATCTGGTGGGGTCGCTTCTGATCCGGCACCGGACGTTCGGTCGCTACCTCGACGGTCAGCCTGGCGCGGATCCGGCGCAGGAATTCCCCCTCGACAAGTGGTTCATCGAACGGAAGGCCTCCGAAACGAACGAGGTCGTGCAGTTCGAACTGTCGTCCGCGCTGGACTTCGGCCAGCAGCAGCTGCCAGGGCGGAAGATCATCGCCAACTCATGCAGCTGGCTGCAGCGCGGCGGCTACCGCGGCCCGTATTGCGGATACAGCGGCCCGCCGGTGGCCAAAGCGGACGACACGCCCACCAGCGACCCAGCGCAGGACGCCTGCGGCGGCCGGCTGTCGTCCTGCAAGCTGCGCTTCGGGGCAAATAACCCGCTGCCGTACGGTTCGTTCCCTGCTGCTGGCCTGCTGCGCTCATGAACGACACGACGATGGACGCGGCGCGCGCGCATGCGGCGGCCGAGTACCCGCGTGAGGCCTGCGGCCTGGTGGTGATCGAGAAGGGCAAGGAGCGCTTCTGGCCGTGCCGGAATATGGCGACCGACGCCACCGAGCACTTCGTGCTGCACCCGGAGGACTACGCCGCGGCCGAGGACGCCGGCGAGGTGGTGTCGGTGGTGCACAGCCACCCAGACGCCGCCTCGCGGCCCAGTGAGCAGGACAGGGCCATGTGCGAGGTCTCGGGCCTGCCCTGGTACATCATCGGCATGCCCGACGGTAAGCCGAACGACATGCTGCGGCTCAACCCGGCCGGCTATGTGCCGCCGCTGGTGGGCCGCCCGTTCGTGCACGGGCTGCTCGACTGCTGGACCTTGTGCCGCGACTGGTACGCCATGGAGTGGGGCCTGGCGCTGCCTAGCCCGCCGCGCGCCGATGGCTGGTGGGACGATGGCCAGTCGAACCTCTACGGTGATGCCGCGCTGGTTGGCGCGGGCTTCCGGGTGGTCTGGCGTAAGGGGGAGAGCACGGCCCCGCCGCTGCAGCGCGGCGACCTTATCCTGATGCAGGTGCGCAGCCGCAATCTGGTTCCGAACCATGCCGGCGTATATCTGGGCGATGGCAACATGCTGCACCACATGCACAGCCGACTTTCCTGCCGCGAAGTATTTGGTGGTTACTGGCTGGAGACGGCCGTGTTGGCGGCAAGGCACCTCTCAACGGTCGTGTAGCCACCATCTACTTTGGACATTTGTCATTTTACTTGGTGCTTTTCCATCAAAACTTGACGCATTGGCGCAGATACTTTTAGCATTGCCGGCAAGTACCGGTGAGGATGCGCCATGGATGCCAGCGTAATTGCGAAATTGATGCGGCTTAATCAGGCATTTACGCCTGGTGCACCAGTGAATAACGCCGACCTGTTCGCCGGTCGCCTGACGCAGATGCATCGAATATTCACCGCCACCGGGCAACGGGGGTTCCACGTTGTGCTTTTCGGTGAGCGCGGCGTTGGAAAGACGTCTTTGGCCAACGTGGCATCGCGGACCTTCCAGCAACATGGTCAGATCGTCGCTCGGGTCACTTGCGATGCCGGAGACACCTTCACGTCGGTTTGGAGGAAGGCGCTACGGGAAATCACGTTCAATTCACAGCGGACCCCAGCAGGTTTCGCCAATCCAAGTGAGCACTTAACGACACCACTTTCCGAATACCTGCCTGCGGTAGCAAATCCTGACGACGTGCGTCGATTGTTAGAGGCGGCCGCGAGGGAGCGGCCGGTGATCGTGGTGCTAGATGAGTTCGATCGCATCCAAGACCGCCAATCTGCCACGCTTATTTCGGACACGATCAAAGCGCTCTCAGACTACGGTGTGAATGCTACTGTTTTGATCATTGGAGTCGCGGATTCGGTGGAGCAGCTCATTGAAGGGCACCAGTCCATCGAACGCGCGCTGGTCCAAATTCCAATGCCGAGGATGTCTTCCGACGAGATTCGGCAGATTCTGGATAAGGGCAGCCAAGTGCTTGGAATAAACTTCAACATCCAAGCACAAGAACGAATTATTGAACTCGCCCAAGGCGTGCCATTTGTGGCGCATTTGCTTGGGCTGCATAGCTCGGACGCCGCGCTTCGCGCGGGCTCCGAAGTTGTCAATGCCGGCTACGTCAGGTTAGGCATCGAGGCTTCGCTAGATCAATGGCACGAATCGATCAAGCGCGACTATTATGCAGCGACGAAGAGTCACCAGCCTGGGAATATCTATCGAGAGGTCCTGCTTGCGTGCGCGCTTGCGGAGCTTGATGAGCTAGGATGTTTTACGCCTGTGGCAGTACGGGAGCCGCTAAGCCAGATCCTCAACCGCGATATCGATATTGCGAATTTTGCCCAACACCTGAAGGCTTTTTGTGAACCGGACCGTGGTCCGGTGTTTGTACGGGATGGACAACATCGCAGGTGGCGCTACAGGTTTGTTAGCCCACTAATGCGCCCATACGTGGTCATGCGCGGCTACGTTGATGGTCTCCGGGCCGATGGTTCCTCTGAAGAGGAAAGGCAAGAGAGGTCCGGCAAACTCGACCTCTAACGGCGCGCGATCTGAGCAGACACCTAGAAAATTGAAAGCCCGCCATCGCGCGGGTTTTTTTGTGCCAGGAGAAACTATGTCGACAGCACGCGAGATCATTCTCTACGGGGTATTGCGCCAAAGGTTTGGCCGTAGCTTCCACTTTTACCTCGACACGAACACGGTCGGCGAGGCGATCTCTGCGCTCAAGTCGCAGCTCGATGGTTTCGCTGAATTCATGGCCTCAGCCAGAGGAAATGGCCTTGGATTTACGGTGTTCCTCGGAACAAAGAACCTGAAAGAGGATGAGTTGCTGAAGCCGTGCGATGGCCCGATCCGCATTGCGCCGGTCATCATCGGCAGCAAGAAAAGCGGCCTATTCAATGTCGTTCTTGGCGCGGCACTTATCGCCATTTCATTCATCCCAGGCGTGGGTCAGGTCACCGCGGCATACCTGCTGAGCACCGGCATCGGCATGGCCGCCGGCGGCCTGGTGCAGATGTTGTCGCCGCAGCCGAAGGGCCTCAAGCAGGCCGATTCGCCACAGAACCAGCCGTCGTACGTCTTCAATGGCTCGGTCAACACGCAGGCGCAGGGCAACCCGGTGCCGCTGCTGTACGGCCGCATGATCGTCGGTTCGGCGGTGATCTCTGCCGGCATTCGCGCCGAGGACTACGCGCCGGCGAGCGGCGGCGTCGGCACCGGCACGCCGCTGGGAAGCTTCAAGAAGAACTTCTACGACATCTGATCGCCGCTCCACACCTGCGCCGAATCCCACGCCCGCCTCGCGGGCTTTTTTGTGAGTGAAGCATGGCCAACCCGCATCTCATCGAAGGCGCCAAGGGTGGCGGCAGTCAGCGCACGCCGGTGGAGTCGCCGGATAGCCTGCGCTCGATCGCATCGTTCCGGATCCTTGATGCCGTGAGCGAGGGCGAGATCGGCGGCCTGGTCAACGGCCTGCAGTCGATCTACCTGGACGAGACTCCGCTGGCCAACGCCGATGGCTCCCTCAATTTCCAGAATGTGCACGTCGACCAGCGCACTGGCACCCAGGACCAGGACGTCATTCCCGGCTATGCCGCCGTCGAGAACGAAGTGGCTGTCGGCGTGGAGCTCAAGCAGGTGGCGCCGTGGGTGCGCTCGCTGACGAACCTGGAGCTTTCGGCCGTCGGCATCACGATCAGCGTGCCGCAGCTGTCGAAGGCGAACACCTCCAACGGCGACATCAATGGCTACTCGATCTCCTACAAGATCGAGGTGCAGACCGACGGCGGTGCGTATCAGCTCGCCTACAGCGGCGCGATCACCGGCAAGACCACCACCAAGTACCAGCGCGAGCACCGCGTGGATCTGCCGGCGGCGACTGTCGGCTGGAACGTGCGCGTCACGCGCCTCACGGCCAATGCCAACAGTTCGACTATCGCCGACACCACGACGATCGACAGCTACACGGAGATCATCGACGCAAAGCTTCGCTACCCTAACACTGCGCTGATCGCCATCAGCGGCGATGCCTCGCAGTTCTCGAACATCCCCGCGCGCGGCTACGACCTCTGGGGCCGCATCATCCAGGTGCCGACCAACTACGACCCGCACGCGCGCACCTACACCGGCGCCTGGGACGGAACGTTCAAGCTGGCCTGGACCGACAACCCGGCGTGGATCTATTACGACCTCGCCACGCACCCACGCTACGGCCTCGGCCACCTGATCACCGCGGCGCAGGTCAACAAGTGGGATCTGTACCGGATCGCGCAGTACTGTGACCAGGCCGTCAGCGACGGCAAGGGCGGCACTGAGCCGCGCTTCACCTGCAATGTGTACCTGCAGACGGACAGCGACGCGTATCAGCTGCTCTCCGACTTGGCCAGCCTGTTCCGCGGCATCAGCTTTTGGGCGAGCGGCGCGATCGGTGTGGCCGCCGACATGCCGCAAGATCCGGTGTACGCCTACACCGCGGCGAACGTCATCGGCGGCAAGTTCACCTATTCGGCCACGACCCGGAAGACCCGCTACACGGTCGCCCAAGTCACCTGGAACGACCCGGCCGACATGTACCGCGCCAAGGTGGAGTATGTGCAGCACCAGGCCGGCCTGGCGCGCTACGGCATCCAGCCCACCGCCATCACCGCTTTCGGCTGCACCTCGCAGGGCCAGGCTCAGCGCGCCGGCATGTGGGTGCTGCTGACCTCGCAGCTGGAGACCGACACCATCACCTTCCAGGTAGGCCTGGACGGCGCGATGGCGGCGCCCGGGCAGATTGTGCGCGTGCAGGATCCGGCGCGCGCGGGCAAGCGGCAGGGCGGCCGCATCACCGTGGCCACGACCTCCGTGGTGACCGTGGACCGCGCCCCCGACGCGGTGGTGGCCGGCGACAGCATGACTGTGGTCTTGCCCTCGGGCGTCTCCCAGACGCGCACGGTGCTCAACGTGGACGGCAGGAACATCCAGGTTTCGCCGGTGTTCACGGAGTTGCCGGCGGCGGAGGCGGTGTGGACTGTCGAATCGACCACGCTGGTCAACCAGCTGGTCCGCGTGCAATCGGTCGGGGAGGACAAGTCCAGCGACGCGCTGACCTTCACCATTACCGGTAGCCAGCACGTCCCGGAAAAGTTCGAGGCGATCGACAACGGCACGATCATCCAGCTGCCGCCGATCAGCCAGTTGCCGGCCAACCTGCAGGCTCCGCCGACCGACGTGGTGCTGTCCAGCCATGTGGTGATCACCCAGGGCATCGCCACTAACGTCATGACGATCAGCTGGACGCCGGCTGCCGGCGCGCAGCGCTACCAGGTCGAATGGCGCAAGGATGATGGCGAGTGGGTCAGCGCTGGCCAGGTCTCCGGCCAGTCGGCCGACGTGCAGGGGATCTACACTGGCAGCTACCTGGCGCGTGTGCGGGCGATCAGCCCGGGCGGCATCGCGTCGGTGCCAGCGCTGTCGCCGCTGACCGACGTCCTGGGCAAGACGGGCGCGCCGCCGGTGGTGGCCAGCCTGACCGCGGCGACGAAGGTCTGGGGCATCCACCTGCAGTGGGCATTCCCGGCTGGCGCCGAGGACACCCTACGCACGGAGGTGTGGCGCTCCAACACGCCGAACCTGGCCGACGCCACGAAGATGGCGGATCTCGCCTATCCCCAGAACACGCTGGAGATGGACGGGCTTGCGGCTGGCGCCTCGTTCTACTTCTGGGCTCGGTTGGTCGACAAGACCGGCAACATCGGGGCGTACTACCCGATCGGCGCCGGCGTGCACGGCCAGGCGAGCAGCAACCCGGCCGATTACGAGCCGATCATCGCCGGCCTGATCGAAGACACGAACCTTGGCCAGGAGATCCTCGGCGCCGTGCAGCAGATGACGCCGGAAATGGCCGGTTCGGCCTCGAAGTTCGCCGGCAGCAGGACGCGCTACGCCGGCGTGTGGTCGCAGCTGACGGCCCAGCAGGAGGGCGACATGGCCATGGCGGCGCGCGTCGACACCGTGCAGGCGACGGTGGATGACACCACGGCCATCGTCCAGGAGACGGCGACCACGGTGGTCGACTTGAACGGCAGGGTGAGCGCGACGTGGAGCGTGCGATGCCAGGTCACAGCCGATGGCCACATCTACGGCGCCGGCATGGGCTTGGGCGTGGAGCAGCAAGCGGACGGCACCTACCAGTCGCAGGTGCTGTTCCAGGCCGATCGCTTCGCGGTCATCAATGTGGCCAACGGCGTGACCACGCTTCCCTTCGTCATCCAGGGCGGCCAGGTGTTCATTTCGCAGGCGCTGATCGGTACCGGCTGGATCACCAACGCCATGATCGGCGATGTCATCCAGTCGACGGACTACGTCGCCGGCGTCACGGGTTGGCGCATCAGCAAGAGCGGCAATAGCTTCGAGCTAAATGGCTCCGGCGGCGGCGGTCGGCTCTCTATCACCAACCAGCTCCTGCAGGTGTTCGACTCAGCGGGCACGTTGCGCGTTCGCCTCGGCCTCTGGTAACCGCACTCCATTCAAGGCAATCACCCAACGAAGCCGCCGCAAGGCGGCTTTCTTTTTTTGAGGTAGCCACATGGCACAACAGACCATCAATCTCGGAACGCCGCCGGAAGGCGAGGATGGCGATACCAACTACGTCGCCTGGCAGAAGGCCAATGGCAACTTCACGGAGCTGTTCGGCAGCGTTTCGGACCTGTCGGCCAGCGTCAGCGGGCAGGCTTCGTTCAAAAACAAGCTGATCAACGGCAACTTCAATGTGTGGCAGCGCGGCACCTCCTTCGCCGCGGCCGCAGGCACGCGCTACTCGGCCGATCGGTGGGTATCCGTCGGCGTGGGCAGCACCTCGGCGTTGAGCCAGCAGACGTTTGCGCTGGGGCAGGGCGTCGTGCCGTGGGAGCCGTCGTACTTCCTGCGCACGGTCGTGGCGTCGTCGGCTGGCGCCTCCAACCTGGCGGCGCTTCAGCAGAACATCGAGGGCGTCCGCAACTGTGCCGGCCGCACCATGACGCTGAGCTTCTGGGCTAAGGCCGATGCCGCCAAAAACATCGCCGTGGAGCTCAGCCAGGTGTTCGGCACCGGTGGTTCGCCATCGTCCCAGGTCATCAACATAGGCACCACCACGGTGGCGCTGACCGCGGGCTGGGTGAAGAAGACGATCACCTTCACGATCCCGGCAATCGCCGGCAAAACGCTGGGCACGAACAACAACGACTATACGCAGCTGACGTTCTGGTTCGACGCCGGCACGACCTATGCGGGCCGCTCAAACGGCCTTGGGCAGCAGTCCGGTACGTTCGATATCGCGCAGGTGCAGCTTGAACTGGGGACCGCGGCGACGGCGTTCGAGCTGGTGCCGCCGGCGATCGAGCTGACTCAGTGCCAGCGCTACTGCTTCGCGGCGACGCTGCCCGCTGGTGGTGCGTTCGCCGCGGGTACGCAGTACAGCACGACGGGCGCACTTGCGCAGTTCAACACCCCAGTACAGATGCGCGCTTTCCCCACCCTGACCATCACCGGTCAGGGCATCGGATGGGTTGGCAACGGCACGCCGAATTCCGGAAATCCGACTATCGCTGGTAGTTGGAATGGCCAGTTCGTCCTGCTGTTCACCATCAGTGGCGCGACAACTGGCCAGTCTGGCTTCGCGGCCGGCAAGTCGGGCGGGACGACGCTCATGATCCTCGATTCGGAGCTTTGAAAATGCCCGACTACACCATCGTTCACACGATTTTCGGCGACAGCATCATTCGCAACAGCGACGGCGCCTGCATCCCGATCTGCCCTGGTAACCGTGACTACGACGAATACCTCGAATGGGTCGCCGCCGGCGGCGTGCCAGACGAGATCGATAACACCTGATGCCGAGTAGCGCTGTGGGCGACAAGTGAGGTTGCCATGGGTCAAGGTATCCAGGTTTTCAATGCGGCGGGCCAGCTGATCTTTGACACTCCAGATCGCCTGTCTCGCATCATTGGCAAGGTCGTGGTGGCGCCTGGCGCCTCGGGCTCCATCACGCTTCCCACGGGCTATGGCGACTACTGGTTCTTCGTCTGGCCAAGCTCCGGCACGACGCGCTACACCCCCGTCATCACCCTGAGCGGCAACACATTGAGCTATTCCCCGGCCACGATTTGGACTCCGGCGGTGGAGTGCACCATTCTCTACGGCGCTTACTGATATGGCTGACGCAGGGTTTACCGTCTATGGCGATAGTGGTGTCGCGCAGGTCGACAACACGTATGCGAACTTGTCTCTGGTGGAGAAGGGGACTCTCACCACCAATCAGTCGCTCTACGGCGCGTCGGTAACCTACGGGACGATCGGGCCGCGCAGTGATCTCGTTTCGCCGATCATTTGCGTGGGTGGATCGCTTTATGCCAGGCCGGAGACTTTCTACGGCGCCGGGCAGATCGGCTTCAATATCTCCGTCGCTGGGCCACTCGGAACCCAGGTTCCTTATTACATCTTCGACGTGCCGCGGGCACCGCCGGCGCACGGCTTCGGCCTGCAGGTGTGGAACGCAGCCGGCCAGTTGATTTTTGATGCCAGCGCGGGGCCGATGCGGGTGGTCGGGTTCGTCCAAAATGCGACGGGCACGACTATCTTCGCCGGCACCGCGGGGCGCGCCTATGCCGTGGCACACGTCATCCGCGGCTTTCGATCGGCGCGGGTGGAGGGCTTCAACGTGCGCGCGGTGTTCACCCAGGTTGCCAGCAACGTGGTCAACCAGAACCTGCTCATCGTGCAGGACCTCACGTCAGGCGACACGCCGGTGCTGTCGGCGAACCTAATGACGGCTCTCGTGATCGACGTGACCAATCTGTAGCTTCGGCTTCGCCTGATCGCCTTTCTTCACTAAGATCGTCGGCACGGCGCCAAGGGCGCGAATTGGCGAAGGGGAGTCCGAGTAATGGGCGAGATGAGGGATGACCATCGCGGCATCGAGATTCGCTGTGCACATGATTCGCGCGACGGAATGTTCCACGCATATTTCGATCTGCCGGCGATGCCGATGCGGGGTTTTCAGCAGAAGGAGAAGCGTGAGGTCCAGGCTGAGTCGTCCGTCGCTGTACTGATGATGGCCAAGCAAGCCATCGACGAGTACTTGGATTTCAGGGAATCCATCTAGCCGGCCGATCGGCGGGATATCCCAGAGTTTGAGACCGCCCGGGCGTAGCCTCTGAAGATGGACGAAGCCCGCACCACCTTGATCGCCGCCGTATCCAGCCTGTCCAGGCTGCTGATCCGGCTCCACGATCTCTCCAACTCGGCGCGCCGCCGTCAGGGAGGGCATGTTACCGCCGCGGCCCATGCGCACTGGACCGTCTCGGACCTATCGCCGCCGTCAGCCTGGCTCGATGCAGCCGCACCCAGTACGGCGATCAGCGGGGTGATCAGCTCGGTCATGCTGACCCAGGCCCACCTTCTGGCCATGATCGAGGCACCGGGTGACGTCGACCTCAAGTTGGCCATCCGGGCGCTCGAACATGTCTGCCATGGCGCACACTGGAGCGCCAGGGTGGAGGCCATCTCCAAGCGCCTTGGCGTCGAGCTCCCCGAATCACCCAGCCAATTCCACCACGGGGCGAGCCTCCACCAGGTCAGCCTTCCGCGCCGCGGCGAGCGGCACAGCTACCCCTGA